CAGCCACAGCGCCTGCCAGTGATCCACCGTCTCGGTGACGCTCTCCAGTTGGCGCACGTCGGCCGTGCCTTCTCGGATGATCTGCCTGTGCAACCCCCCCTGGGTAGTTTTCCAGGCTACGCTCGGGAGGAGGCGGCATTTACGCGGGTCCGCCTCGTCCAGATCCGCCCACAGCACGTGGGTGGGCAGCGCGTACTCGCTCTGCCGCCGCGGTTCGCTGAACACGAGCGGGCAGAAGTAGTTGTCCACACCCCCTTCAGGCCGTACGAAAATAGCCTTCTGGTGTTGGGGCCACCTGAACGCCGCGCTCTCGCTCCACCCGCGCGCGGTCTTCGCCGGGAGAAAGACGTACCCCTCTGTGCCCTGCCATATCTCGGCCAGAACACGACCAACGCGATCGTCCATCAGCCTATGCCGCAGCCCTCGCTTGGATGGCCTTGTACCAGTCGGTCTTGGGCACCCGCTCCAGCTCGCTCTCGGGGATGATCCATGATCGGCCGACGCGCTCGTTCTTGATGTGGCCCTTGCGGCAGCGGTAGATCATCTGGTCGCGCCGCAGCCCGAGTGCTTCTCGGGCCTCGGTGGCGCTGATGTACGTCATTTTTGGCATTCGCTCTCCTTTTGCTCAGGATGGGAATTCCCTAAGAGCGACCACAGAGTAGCCTAAGAGCATAAGAGGCGTCAACCACGGCGTGGGCGAGGTCGAGCTTGGAAACTTGTCAGACAACCTTGCTACCTGACCCTCGCGCGCGTTCCATATACGCGGGGAGCGCTGACCGAGGCTGCCCCGTCAACCGTCTAGGTGGGCGAAATAGACAGTTGACATGGCTACGCCGTAGTGCTACCGTTCGGTCAACGAATTCACTCCATAGCCGAAAGGAAGGTGCACATGACCGAGACATTGGAAGAGCAGGCAGGCAAGGAAACGATCGACAGCCGCGAGTTGTACGACCGCCTGAACGAGTTGGAGGACATTGCCAACTCAGCTCGTCCTCCTCATCGTCATCCCACGTGCGCTCGTTCGCCTCTACCGCTGATGAGGCTGCTCGACCTGTTCTGTGGTGGTGGTGGTGGGGCCGCAATGGGCTACCACCGCGCAGGCTGGGAGGTTGTCGGCGTGGACAACCAGAAGCAAGGTAACTACCCGTTCACGTTCGTCCGAGGTGACGCCTTGCAGTACCTCGCGGAGCACGGCCACGAGTACGACGCCATCCACGCAAGCCCACCCTGTCAGCTCTATACCCGCAAGGATGCCAATTGGGGCAGGAAGCGCACGCACTGGCTAGAGCACCCCGACTTGATCGGACCGACCCGCGAAGGACTGGAAGAGACTGGCCTGCCCTACGTCATCGAGAACGTGCCCGGTGCGCCGATACGGACCGACTTGATGCTGTGCGGCACTATGTTCGATGAAACGAATATCAAGAAGCACCGGCTATTCGAGGCCAACTGGCAACTGCCCCGAGCGCCACGTCCGTGCGGCGATCACTCGCAGTGCTACAACCCGTGGTCGAGGCCGGGTCGTAACGCGGCAAAACTGCGCGCCGCGATGGGTATCGGCTGGTTGCCGATCAGCGGCGGAGCGTCACGCAAGGCTGGCTACACCGGGGACCTATTTAACGCCATCCCACCGGCCTACACCAACTACATCGGGCGAGCACTACTGGAAACGCTACGAAAGGAAGGTGACTGATGACCGATATGACCGAGATTTACGAGGAAGGCAACGGCCCGCCGCGCTACGTCGCACGGCTGTCCCGTACCGCGCAGGGAGTGCGCACGTTCACCGTGGGCATGAGCCTGAACGGGGACGCCATCAGTGACGAGGCTGTGGGGCGACTGTTCGCTTTGGAGAATGCGATCACCAGGCAGATCGACGGCCCGCGCAAGAGCGCCAAGCTGTCGGGCCAGAGCGTCACCGCCCAGCTTCGCAAGAGCCTGGTGGTGGAACTGCTGCGCAAGCTATCGACGGCTGGAAAGCGTAGCGGCCAGTTTGTACCGCGCGAGTTGACCACGCAGGAGTTGCTAGCTGGCCTGCCCAATACCACGCGTAGCCAACTCGTGGCCGACCTGAGCGCACTGGTCCGCGAGGGCGTGCTGGATGTCGAGCAGAGCAAGGGTCGCAACCCGAGCAAGTACCGACTGGCGGCAGGCAAGTGAAGGTCTATCAATCGATTGGTGACAAGCTGATCGAGCATGAGCTTTCCGAGATCCTAGGCAGCAGCCGCACCGTATGCGACCTGCTGGTGGAGAACGCGTACACGCCCGAGACAACCGAGGGGATTGCCAACGAGGTATGGCACGCGGACTACCAGGCTCCCGCTGAGGTCATTCCTTGCCGCTTCTGCGAAAACCCTACCGAACACCCCTCGTACGGACCTACGTTCTTTGACGAGGACGAGATCCGCCGAGTGAACGAGCTATGACCGACGAGTACATCAGTCCCTACCCCGACGATCGCATCAGCCGCGACGAGCTGGAGCGCTTGCTGCGGGGCAACGTCTACATGCGTCGCCTGACGCTGGCGAAGCTCATCGCGGCCAACGCCACCGATAGAGCCGTGAAGGAAGCCGAGAACGCCCTGGCCGCTGCTGAGCAGCGAGCACGGGAGGAGGGAGTTGCACCATGGGCATCCAAGTAACTGACGAGCGCAACGTGGCGCTGTTCGACTCCGTGACCGGCGTCGCGTTCGGCCCGGTGTTCGATGACGTGCCCGAGGCCGAGGCTTTCGTGAGGTGGTGGAACGATCGTCATGTAGCCACTCAGCAAGTGGACTGGCTGAGCGGCATGAACGCCGACGCAATCACTCAGCGAGCAATCACCAGCGAGTGGCGTACCCACCTCACGGACCACGCGCAGGACGATTGCCCATGGGACCGCGACGTTGACTCGTACGGTCAGGGGTTCACAGGCGACAGCGACAAGAGCCACGGCGACTACACGGCGGCAACGCCGGACTCGTGCAGTTGTGAGTGCCACAAGCGGCCAGGCGGCGCATTCGTCGCAGAAGGGAGGCGGTAATGGACATACAGGTTCACGGCGTCAAGTACCACCGCAACGGCGTGAGCGGGCAGGGGTTTTTCCTCGTCGGCTTCACGTGGGTGCAAACCGATGTGTACGGACAGGAGCCGTACTCGCACGAGATGGTCGGGTGGGTCTACTCGCCGCTCACCGTGGGCGGCACCGACGAGCCGAACCCGATCGACTGGCGGAGCCTGAAACTCGATATGGCCTACGGCGTGATCGACTTGGCCGAGCCGTGGAACACGTGGCGAGGCGATCATTTCTTCCCTGATCTGTGCGCGGCTATCGAGCAAGCCGACATCGACGGCTCGTCATTCAGCGAGCGCGGCACGTCATGGGATGACAAGCTCACACCGGGCGTGCCCCGACTCGTGCTGGAACCTGAGACTCGGCTGGTCGGTGAGGGCGTACGGATGGGTCGCATATGACCACCGTGGTAGCCGACCCGCTGAGGCCCGCGTCACTCGATGACGTTATCGGCCAGAGCGATGTGGTGGACGCCCTGCGCATCGCGCTCAACGGCGCTGCTGCCCGAGGCGAGCTGCCGGGGCATGTGCTGCTGGGAGGCCCGGCAGGCACCGGCAAGACCACGCTGGCACTGTGCATCGCAGCGGCGGTAGGCGGTCGCCTGGTGTCGCTCATAGGTCCCTCTGTGCGCCGACCCAGCGACCTGCTGAGTACGCTGATGGTGGCGCAGGACAGGGACGTGATCTTCATCGATGAGATACACCGCATGTGGCGCCCGGCACAGGAGTTTCTCTTTCCGGTCATGGAGGACGGCAAGCTGACATTCGAGAACACGGGCAGGACGGTGGAGATGCCACCGCTGCTGTTCATAGGCGCCACCACGGAGCCTGAGCGGTTGCTGACGCCGATGCTTGACCGCTTCGCCACGATCCTGAAGCTGAGGCTGTACCGCGTCGATGAGCTGATGCTCATTGCCGATCGAGCGGCAGGCAAGCTGGGCTGCGCGCTGGGCGCAGGCGCATCTCGGGCGATAGCCGAGGCTGCCGCTGGCGTCCCTCGCGTGACCATCCGCCTGGTGAAAGCGGCACGCGACTACGCGTACGCGGACATCGACCCTGTGAGTGTGAAGCTCTACAAGGCAGTGGTGCCACCCGAGCAACAGCGAGCCATTCGCATCGATGCCGAGGACGTGCGCGAAGTGCTGGCGTCACCGGCCTACCAGTGGCGCATGGAAGGGAGAGAGGCAGGGTGATAACCGTATATATCGGTCATACGATCATCGACGATCTGTACCGCCACGTGCGCGATGGACACGGCCTACCGCTCTCAGGGGAGTGGACGCTGGACTCGCTGCTGGATACGCACCGGACGCTGCACAGCGTGAACGGCGGGCTGCAACAGTGCATCCACGCGCCCGCCCACACGAGCGTGTGGCAGTGCGACCAGTACGTCTATACGGACATGAAAACGTGACTTACAATCGACCGACGCGAGAGGCGGGTGGCTCTCCAGGCGCCCGCCTCCGCTACTTGGAGAGAGGACGCCACGATGATCCATGAGTAGCCAACCCGCTCCCGACTACGAGGATGACCACGGCCCTGAGCCGCAGGCACCGCCAGATGATGTGCTCACCGCCGCTGCCGAGCGCATAGCGGCGCAACGAGAGGAACAGGACGCCGACCACCGGGCGTACGTGGACTGGCAGGCAGAGCGCTGGGTACGCGCCATGGAGGTGGTACCCGACGAGGACGCGGATGCGCTCAACGAGGTCATGCTCGATTTCACCAACGTACCCCCGCGCGAGCTGCGCCCCGACCTGGCGGCGATCATGGATCGTTACGGCATCACCGGGGAAATGGATGCCGCCGACCTGCTGGACCTGCACATAGATCCACCGCGCACGATCGTCGAGGGCATCATCGCCGCAGGCACCACCGTGCTCGCCTCGCTGCCCAAGCTGGGCAAGAGCTGGATGTGTCTCCAACTGGCCATAGAGTGCGTGCTGGGGGGCACTTTCCTTGATCGCGACGTGGAGCAGGGTGACGTGCTGTACCTGCCCTTGGAGGACGGCCGCGGCAGGACGCAGAGCCGCATGGTCAAGGTGCTGGATGGCAGGACGCTGCCACGCGGCAAGCTGACGGTGCGCTGGGATGCACCCCCACTGGGCGATGGCATGGAGGGCTTGATCGAGGAATGGCTAGATGCCCACCCCGACGCGGCGATGGTCATCGTTGACACGCTGGGCCGGGTACGCACGCCGGGCGATGGCAGGCGCAATGCCTACCAGGTGGACGTACAGGACGTGGGTCGTCTGCAAAGCCTCGTGCGGGACAGGGCCGTGGCGCTCATCCTTGTGCACCACACCAAGAAGGGCAAGGAGGACGATTTCGTTGCCCAGGTGAGCGGCACGCTGGGCATCGCAGGCAGCGCCGACACGATCCTCATCGTCAACCGCAAGCGGCTGGTCGAGGTGGGCACAGTGGACATCACCTCGCGCGAGCTGCCAGAGGCAGAGGTAGCGGTGCGCTTCGCTGACTCCATATGGCATAGCGCGCCCGATGCGCTACCCGGCGCAAGCGCCGCGAAAATGGCCGTTTACGACACGATCTCACTCCATGGACCACTCTGGCCGGTGGGCATCGGAAGGTTTCTGAGGAGTGAGAGGACCGCTGTGCAGCATCACTGCTCCTCACTCTTGCAGGACGGTGCGATAGTGCGCACAGCGGCCGGTTACGTCACTGCGGAGAGCATTGGAATGCAGGCTGGCAGCGTGGATGAGGACGGAAATCCTCACTCCATTCACTGATCTCACTGTGAGTGAGCAGAGTGAGCGTAGTGAGAAAATGCCCATAAATGGGCTTGTGTGTGTATCTCTCACTGCCTCTGTCAAAAGGAAGGTCCATGGGGTGTGTATATGGCTGTCTTTATATGAGTGAGGAGAGAGAGGGGTACCCGCGTACGCGCGTACGCGCGCGCGAGGCGACGGATGAGCTGAACGATCTGGCCTTGTCAGCGCCACGCGTCAAGAGTCGCCAGGTAAAGCGTTGGCGGGTGGTAGGGATGCCGCGTATCGGTGGCGTGCTGGTACGTCATCGACAAAGCGGTGAGGTCGTGCTGGTTGACCCGCGATCAGAGCAAAGGCGTACGCCCGGCTATTGCGTGGCGCCTGACGAGCATCGGGTCAACGCCTGGTACACACGTAATGGCTGGACCGAGTGCAGCACGTGCGTGGGGCACCCATGACCTGCTCAGTCTGCGCAACGCCCATCGACAGTTCTCTCCAATACGCCTCGTGTGCGATCGAGGGCACGTGCCTGGCGCACTGCTCCGATTTCGTTGGTCACTGCTCACCGGTACCCGAGCAGGAGCGCGAGGACGCGGCGCGAGCGCTGGACCTGGAAAGGCAGATGCGAGAGCTAGATGCGTTCGGTGATGGCTGGGCAGGCATGGATGACGGCGATGGTGGCTGACTGCGCTCCCATCTGCGGATGTGAACGCCAATACCCCCTGGGTACCCCCCTGGTTGATTTTCAGGACGTGGACGAATGAGGCAGGGAATTACGACGCGGCAGGCGATCGTGGTCATCAGTGAAGCTCTCGGCTGGCCGGTGTCCATAGGCAAGCTGCAACGGGTCATGGGCGAGTTGGACAAGGACGGCAGGCTGTCTGACGATCACGCGAATACGGGCATGCTGTACCCCGAGGATGTGGATGAGCTGTCTGGTGAGCTGTGGAGGATGCGTGCGGGCTGGTACCAGCGCAGGAATGTGAAAGGGGATATGTCGGCGTGGGTCATGGCCAAGCTGGGCGTGTGGCGCCTGCTGCGCATCCCGTACGCACGCACGTGGCTGAGCCAGGCAGAGCGGGAGAAGGATGAGCTACCGGACGAGGTGGTGGTTTATGCCTGGCCTACAGGGGAGCCGGTGGGCAAGCTGCTGCGGGTAGAGGATCGAGATGGCGTGCTGGCCTACGTGGACGCAGCCCTCTACACGAGATCCAAGCTGAGGCTGCATCGGGCGGTAGAAAGTCCAGCGGCCGACGAAAACTAATAGGCGAGCTTGTAAAGGAAAGCCCTAAGAGGCGCCCTAAGAGCCACCCCTGGCCGATGTAAGAAACCCATGTCCATGGGAATGGTAGGGATTGTTGTCTGGTTGGTAACTACCCTGGTTATCAGGTTGTCAGACAGATCGGCGCGTAGGCTCCGCCCTTGCGAGTTCGGCGGGTAGGCCGGGTCCGTTCGGCACAGTAGGCGCCGTCCTGGTAGATGTCAACCGTCTAGGCGCCACAATCTGGACAGTTGACAGGCTACGGTGTAGGGGTTTACAGTCCGCCTAGCAGCTCGGCCGAACGTGCCGGGCGCCCCGTACACCGGAGGTTACATAGGATGTCACGGACCCACCACAATGCGCGAGATGCGCGACGCTCAGAACGGGCATTAGCTCGCCAGCGTCGCTATGCCGCAACGGAAACGGCCGAACGGATTATCTCGGCCGAGAGTCACACCGATGCGCGGTATCTCCCCTACTACGCGGCCGATGGCCGAGAATTACCCGTTATCGTGGCCGAAGATGCCGAGGGTATCCACGTCCGTTACGCATCGGGCGCAACGGCGATCGTGGCCGGAATTGGCGGCGCAAAGTGAGTGAGGCGATAGAAACCCGTTTCTATGATGCAACGGGCACGTTACTGTCCGATGATGCGGCGCCCGCCATACGGATAACGGGTAGCGCACCGGATGCCGCACGGTATCGGGTAGAGATCCTGCCCGACTACTATCCCGAAAGTCCGCGCGATATGACGGATGTAGCGCTAACGGAAATTGTGACCTGGCGCCACGATCGGCACGGCCTAGGCGATCGCGGACTAACGGATGGGGAGTCGGCCGCGCTAGAGCATGGTGGATGGGAAGCGTTGCGGAAGCATCTACAGCGCGCTACGGACGGCCTAGCGCTATTGCTTCCCATCTCGGGTATAGATCACTCGGGTATCTCACTGTGGATTGCATCCGGCCTAAACGAGACATCGCCTATGGATACGGCCGGATGGGATAGCGGCCAATGGGGTTTTCTACTCGTCACGGCCGAGCGTGCCCGCGAAGTAGGTCTGGACCCGGCCGGGTATGGCGCGGAAACGGCTGAGTCTCCCGTAAATGTACGCCTAGGGTTCAGCTCAGTACCCGTGACAGTCTCGCGCATTGAGGCTAGCGCACGTGCCGAGTTTGCCGAGTATGCCGCCTATGTCGGCGGCGATGTATACGGGTACTCGATTGAGAAGTTAGAAACCTGGACAAAATCGCCATTTCCTTTGGGTACCCAATGGCGCGAAACGGAAACCCGTACGGAATGGGAAACCGTAGGCGGATGCTCGGGTTTCTACGGGTCAGAAACTGCGAACCTGGCCTATGTATGGGAGTCGGCCGAGAGTGAGCTACTCGGCATCATCTCGGCCGAGAATGCGCCGCCTATTGCCGCGCACGATCACATAGGCGGCATCTACCCGAACTATTGCCGCGTATGCGGCGCGAATTTCACGCCGGAACTAGTCCGATGACTACGCGCGATCGATTGGAGTATCTCCGCGCGGAGATCCGCGCCGAGCGTATTAGCTATGGCGAGATTGCTGAACTGTCTGACCTGGCGGAATACATAAACCCGAGTGATACCGAACTATTGGAGTGGGCCGGTGTGCCCGAATTCGGACCCGAGCGCGAAGCACAGGCGGAAGCGTACGCGCGACATAGCGGCGCAGTGACAATCGAATTCGCGCGAGATGACACCGGAAATCTGCGGCCAGTGGATTTTAGTTCGGATGGGGTCGCATGGCCAGATAGCGGCGCCAGCGCGCCAGAAAGTGAGGTTTAGATAATGGCGGCATTGAGGGGCACAATCGAGGGTGATAGGACCCGTGCAAACAGTGACGCGGTTTCTACGCGTCTAGCAGATAGGCGCCTAACGGCTCGCGCTGACACATGGCGCACGTTTGCCACAATCGAACTGAACCGTGACGGTAGCGGCGCAGTGACAGTGAAACAGAATGGCGCGACGATATTGCATGCCGAGTTCAGCTCGGAAACGGCCGAGATGCCGCACGTAGCGGTGCGCACGGTGGGCGATCCTGATATGGCGCCCGGAGTGATCGAGTGAACCGCTGTCGCGCCTATTTCTACGGCCGTGGGATTATCCAATATCGGCACGGGCACCGTTGCGAGCTATCGGCCGGGCACGCCGGTCAGCATCGTGCAATGGGTCACTTTCTGGACCCTAGAGCCGAGCACGTATGGGGCCGGGAGGTGCGCAAGTGACGTTAGAGCCTATGCCCGAACTGCGCGGTTCAGCGGCGCATAGCTTCGCCTACTACGGAAACCGTGAGGGTTGGCTTATAGCGCTATCAGTAAACCGTGACAGTGACGCGCTGGCGCGATCGAATTGGAGCGTCATCACTGCGGACCTATTCGGCCGCTATGGGGAGGGACCCGAAACAGAGCATGCCGAGGATATGGCCATTGAGCGCATGCACCATTGGGCGTGTGGGTGGGTGGATTATCTGTTAGTCCGTCCTGGTAGTGAGGCAGCACAGGCGGCTAACGTATGGCGCGAGAAGCTAGACGAGTACCCGGTCGCGGATGAGGCTAGCTTCTCAGAATTGGAGTTCAGCGAAGAATGGTGTACCCGTTGCGATCGGGGCACGCGTGCCGAGCATCCGTTGCACGGTTGCCCGTTCCGTTCGGCGGATGAGGCGGACGAGATTAGGTATCGCTGGACTCACCGGGAGGTGAGCGCGTGACGGCCGTACGCTACGCGCGAGATGCGCAAGGGTTGGACACAGGGGCGAGTGACGCCACGCCCATAGACACCACTGTGACCAAACCGTCTAGCAACCAATTCCTGACGGTTGCGCGTATCGTAGGCGCCGTGCTGGACGCGTTGAGCGCTGGTGCGCGCAGTGCTGCACACGGGGATACTAGCGGCCTCACGTACGCTGATGGATGGACTAGCGCAGCTACCCTGGCGCGACTGGTGTCCGCCGACACCATGGCCGAGATCATCTCGCCCCGCGAGGTTTAGCCCCTCGGCAATTAGCCCCTGGACCGTTTCGAGAGAAATGGCCAGGATGTAAGGGGGCCTTCCTCACACGTTTGATGGCCTCCGCGGGAGTTGCCCACGTCGTAGCCTCCGTAGTCGCTTGACGCCCTCCGCGGCACCGGCTACACTGTGGTCAATGCCAGCGGGGAAGGTTTGCTAGGTCGTCTAGAGCACGTGCACATCCGCTGGCAGTAAATACGCCGCGCAGGAGGGCCACGCCATGGACAACATCTGGAAATGGGTCAGCGTCTGGTTGAAGAACGTCGATCCTTGGCCCGGCTCATGGGACTGCCCACCGCGGCCGCACTCGCACATCGTTGGGCCGAAGGCGGTCAAGCGATGAGCAACTGGCACCCACAGCCCCGCATCCGCTTCAGGCTAGGTCGTGCCTGGCGCGTGGTGCGCGAGAAGATGCGCGACATGGAGCGCGCCGGTAAACCATTCCCGCCTAATGGTGGCACTCCGTTGTGGTTCATGGAGGTCAGCGGGCCGACCGGTAACCCACCACAGTGGGATGCCAAGGTGTGGCGGCACAAGCAGAAGACCTTCGATACGAACAACCCCACGATCGTGACCCTGCGTAGCAAGCATCGTTGGCCGCAGCCCACCAGCGAGGCCGAGGCGCTGGAGTCGCTGATCGAGGTCATCGACGAGTACGTGGCAGCGCGCAAGGCGAAGGGGAAGAAGCCATGAGCAACCTGCGCGACCTGGAGAGAGCTGCGACACCTGCGCCGTGGTTTGCCGAGGATAAGCATCCCTACGGCGATGCTTTACGACCCAACACCATTGTCACGGAGACCGGTGGCGCGATCGCTGGTGTCTACTGGCGCGTTCGTGATGCAGGAGAGCCAGACGCCAGCTTCATCGCAGCCCTCCGCAACGCTGCGCCGCTGCTGCTGGATGTGGTGGACGCTGCGCGACCTGTCGAAGAAACGCTATCCCGCAAGGGCAGCGTTCAGATCGACCAATGGCGTCGGCTCCGTGATGCCCTCGCGGTACTGAATGAGGCCATGAAATGACCGATCTGCTGCAGCGCCTCTACCACCACTTGGTCCACCGAGCCCCACTGCTGACCTGTAAGAAGTGCGATCGGGTGTGGGCCGCGTTGCTTGCCGACGATGGCTTTCGAGAGCGCCTCGATAAGAGCATCAAGGATGTGGACGAGGGCCGCTGGTACCACTACGACCGAGGTGTGATGACGCCCAACCCGGACTGGCCCGAGGACGGCGAGCAGCCTAGGGAGCCAAAGTGACCGGCGACGAGCGGCATGCGGAGACGTGTGGCTGCTGGGAATGCGAGGGCCGCGAGCCTGACGCGCGCAACGTGTACGTGGATCTGCGCCAGTACTGCTCCTGCGCCCACTGTGGCAAGCGTGAACAGTTTGGCTTCGGTGACGTGTGGACGGTGCTGGCCGACCCCTACCCGCGCACTCCCGCGATGGCTGCGGGGATCAGCGATCATGTCTGGACATGCGCAATGGAGAAGGAGGTCGGAGGCGGGTCTGGCAGTTAACCGGAAATGAACGACGGCCGGGGGAGAGTTTGGCAACCAGCCCCGGCCGTCAATTCGTCCGTCAGTGGGGCGCGACGTAGGTCCCCGTGTCCGTTGAGAGGTTCCCGGGATGGGGGCGGATCCCATGTGCTCCACCAACTCCGCACTTGAATTATGGCCGATTCAGGCCGATTCGTCAAGATGAAACTGATTCCTATGCTTGACACAACGGCCGTACTCAACCCGAGGGTGCTATCTGGGAGTTCTGCGCGAAATGCTTGGAGGCCGAGTCCGCCTCTTGACACCTCTCCGTAGGCACACTACTCTGTAGTCGGTGTACACGTCCGCAGACGGGGGCACATTCACAGCACATAAGGAGGAACCATCATGCGCGTTGTAGTTGACGGCACCACCCACCCCATTCACGACGACTCGCCCAGCCTGGGTGCTGTTGCCCGTGACCCCGAGGGACATCTGACCGAGGTGCAGGTGGCGGATCTGGGCAACGGCGAGTTGAACATCATCGTTTTCGGTAACACCCGCGTGGACCACGACCACCGGGGAAACCTGCGCATCCACGTCGTCTCTACGGCCGTGATCCCCACCGCAGGCAAGCAGTGGCCATTTCCGAAGGAGCGCTGACGTGGACGTAAACGGCAACGCCCAGGTTGGCACGGACGAGGAGTTCATGGCCGAGGTGCGCGACGCGCGTGAGAACGGCTACGACGTGCTGTGCGCCGAGTGCGGCACTGGCATGGCAGGCGACGGCATGGAGATGCACGTTCGCGGCTGCTCGCAGTTCGTGGAGCCGCGCTCATGAGGAAGATACTGCTCCTGCTGATCCTCGCCTCGCTGGCGGCAGCTCTTGCGCCCGTGGGGGTCGATGCACGTAAAAGAGGAGTACACGTCGTGACAACTGCACCAGCCGACGCGCCGGACATCGTGGTCGTCATGGCCGACGACCTGGGCGCGCAGCCGATGGCCACGCGGTTGATGCCGCGCTTGGCCAACATGAACGACCTGTTCGTCCAGAACGGGCTGTGGCTGGCCGGTGCCTACAGCGAGACGCCGTTGTGCTGCCCCGGTAGGGCCAGCTTCCTGTCGGGACAGCACACGCGCAGGCACGGCATCGTGGACAACCTCCATCCGGGCGTGTTCGACCCCAGCAACACGATCGCTACCGCGCTCCATGACGGCGGCTACCGGACGGCGCTCATCGGCAAGTACCTGAACCACGCCGAGAAGCTGTATGACAAGACGCCTCCGGGCTGGGATCGAGTGGTCATGCACGCCGGGACGAATGCCGGATCGGGTGGCTACTGGTACGTCGATGGGGTGCGCGTCGAGAGCGCACAGATGGGCTATGCCGACCGCGCTACGGCCAACGAGAGCCAGGCTTTCGTCCAAGGCGCGCCGCTCGACAAGCCGCTCTTCCTGTATGCCAACCCACACGCTGGGCACGCCGACAGCGGTATGTCCAAGGCCGGTACGCCGTGGCTGCCCGCGGTCGAGCCGCAGTACGCCAACGACCCGCGCTGCGCCGGTATCGAGCCGTGGAAGATGCCCGGCTACGACTACGACGTGCGCCCTGATGGCTTCCCGCTCGACGCCATCTGCCGCTCGCTGCTGACGGTCGATGACATGGTGGGCCAGCTCAGGACGGCCATGGCCATCCGCGAGCTGCAGACGGGACGACAGACGGTGTGGCTTTTCATGGCCGACAACGGCATGTCGTGGGGCGCCGACGGGGTGTCCGGCAAGGGCGTTCCACAGGCGGGGAAGCTGCCCCTCTGGTTCGCCTCCACGAGCGCCAGCGGAACGCCGCTGGTGATGCGCGGCAGCGCGGCCAACCTGATCAGCAACATCGACCTCGCGCCGACGCTGGCGGCACTGGCGGGAACGACCATGCCCCGCGCCGATGGCGTGTCGTTCGCTCCGATGCTGAACGGATCGTGCGCCGATGGTGGCGCGGGCTGCGGTCGTGAGTGGATGCTGGAGGACTTCCCTGTGCCCTTCATCACCAGCGGCCCGTGGGCGGGCGTGGCGTGGTGGGGCGTGCGTAAGCCCATCTGGCACCTCGTCCAGCGCGTGGGTCAGTCAGCACTGCTGTACGACCTGCGCGTGGACCCGTGGGAGCAGAACGACGTTCATGCCAGCCATCCGAACGTGACCAGGAACATGAAGGCCCTGGCCGACCCGTTGCTGCCATGAACGATGATAAGTTCGGCCGCTCCTGCCCGGTGTGCGCCAAGCGCTTCGAGCCGACGTTCCTGCGCCGCCACGTAGGGCTGAAACACCCCACATTCGACCTGAAGCTACTAAAGGAGGTAGGGAAATGACAGAGAAGCACAATCCTTGGCGAGACGCCGCGGAAATGGCCAAGCCCATCGAGGAGATCGAGGCGCCCGGGCGGATAGAGCCTGACTACCAGGTATCCAAGGTCAGGCTGGTGCAGCACAAGACTGAGGCCCCCATGAGGGACACCTTCGAGCTGTGGGTCAACGACGTGCCGGTGATGACCTCGGGCGGTGTTGACGTGGAGTTTCGGAAGGGCCAGCGCACCGTGGTGGTCGCCCGGCTGATCGTGGAAGACCTGGTGATCGAATGACTGCTGACGAGATCCTGCGACTACTCGACGAGCTGGGTGCGCGGCTGGAGGGACCGGGGCGCTACGTATTCGACCTGACTGTGCGCCAAGTCGTCGTTGGCGGCATCCTCGGGCTGGTGGTGGGCATCGCCCTGTGGGTGGTCGTACTGGCGATGGTCGTGATGATCATCGTTCTGATCCGCCGCTATGAGGAGACGGAAAATAAGAAGAGCTACTACGACTCCGACAATGACGGGATAGCCGCTTCGCTGCTCGTGGTACTGGCGCTGGTGGTTGCCTTATTCGCCACGGCAGTCACGTTCACCTCGCTCATGTCGCTGCTCAACCCTGAGTACACGGCGCTTGCCAACTTGGTGAGCCTCATCCGAGGTCCGAAGTGAGTGCCTCGCATTCGACGCTATGGACCTGTGACCGTTGTGGGACTGAGATACGGATGCCCGAGCGCGAGCAGCCCGTCCAGTGGACCCGCCTCACTAAGACATCACCGCCCCTCGCTAGTCCGCTGGAGGGTAAGAAGGACGGCGACTGGCAACTCTGTCGAGAGTGTTCCGAGGGTGTCCACGATTGGATGATCTCGAAGTGAACATCGTGGAGCTGCCGCGGAGAGGCGGCAAGACGACTGCGGCGCTGAAGTGGCTGCACGAGCAGGGCCATGGGGCGCTGATGGTCGTGTCGGGCTACGACACGGCGCCCATGGTGTGGACGCTGGCTCAGCGACTGGAATTGACCGAGCAGCGCAAGGAGGACGGCACGATCACGCGCGAGGGCATCCAGCGACGGCAGATCGTCTCCACGTTCGACGCTCAGAACAATCGGATCGTTCTGCAGGGCGCCACGGGCATCGTCATCGACGACGCCGAGCAGGTGCTGTACGACTTCTTCCACGCGCCAGTGCACATGATGACGGTGACGGCGGATCACGTGGGCGGGTCGCTAACGGGGTTCCCCGACGAGATGACTGTACCGGATGCACCTGACATATACGGTCCCTACGTCGGACAGACAGACGAGGTGATCGTGGGCACCGACGAGAAGGTCGAGCCGCTGTAATGGGCGACTGGCTGATGAACAACGTAGTGCCGCTTCTAGTAGTTATCGCCTTGGGGCTTGTTCTTCTTCTGCTAGCCCAACTCGTCCTGAAGTCGTACGGACTCTGGGTATGAGCGTCCTTGAAGAGATCCGCGCCAGGGACGCCGAGGTACACCGCTGCCTGACGTGCGGCGGCTACCCAGGTGGCGCCCACGACTCCACGGTGGAGGAGTGCGAGGCGAACCTGATAGCGCAATCCGAAGCCAACGGCAGCGACTGGCACAAGCGCCAGTACGTGTTCTACCCCGTGCAATCAACCGAGGAGATGGCAGAGCGTGCCAAGACCCTCGGTCCGAAGTGGCTGTGCTGGGGCGCGGAGGATCACCACCCGTACGTCGAGGACGTGGAGCTGAAGACCGTGTACGAGGACGCCGAGCGCGATCGCCGCACGCTGTTGCGCATCATTGATAGGTTCTTCACCTCGCACAACCTGCCGAGGTCGTCTTTCCAAGTGCCAGAGGAGGAGCTGTGAGCACCATCGACCACCCAGACCCGATATGCGGTCACTGCCAGCAACCCGTCCTCAATAGCCAAGGCCGTAGGAACAAGGACGGCACCATGTGCCACATCTCGTGCCACGACGGGCGACTGCCGTACTACCCACGCACGCCCCTCCCTGTGCCCAAGGCTCAGCCATGATGGATGAAGTCAACAACCGCCTGTTGCTCATCGCAGCGATCGTGATCCTGATCGTGCTGGCGATCGTGTACGTGCCCAAGTGAGTTACGCCCGCCTGTACTTCAAGCTCGGCTACTACGTCGTTTCGACGTTCATCATCGCCTATACGGCATGGAGTGTTGCCTGGTTGGCCGTCGAGGGCTGGCATGGCGACATCGGCACCTCGATGCAGCTCATTTTGGCTGTCGGAGCGCTGGTTTTGTTCATGCTACGACTGATCAACGACGGGGTGCTGAAGTACGTCGATAAGATCCGCTTGAAGCGAGTTCTGGACAAAATATCGGCTGCACCGACCTCGCTGGCAGCGGAGTGGGGCTATATGGACATCAGTCGGTGGCGTCAACGCATGGATGAGGTCGATTACGACGAGCTACGACTACGAGCGCTGGAAAGTGCCGCTGTAGCGGCTAAGATTGCCCGTGATGAGCGCCAATCCCACCCGAGCGATCTATCGACCCGGTAAGCGCGCCAAGAAGGTCCTCCAGCCGAGGAGCGCGCGACACCTTGGCCATCCGCACCTCGTGGCTGGGGCAAAGGACCTCCACCGCCATCCGATGCCCGAAACCGACGCTACAAGGCAGCCGCGGCCGTCTCATATCACCAAAGAGCACGATGCGATGGTCCAGCGGAACCTAGAGATCCTGGCAGCCGAAAATCCGGCTTCCGTGCGCTCCGAAGTCGAGATTTACAAGGAAAAGCTGGCCGAGACGCCGCCATCGAGCAAGCGCGAGCAGTACGCCGCTCTGGCGACGCACAGGGAGATGGCCACGACCATTCTTGCCGCGGGAGGCACTTTCGACGAGGCTGCCGACTGGGCAGGCGTAACCCGTAGCACGGTGTCGGGCTGGTACGCCGACGCGGACTTCCGCAAGCGCGTAGAAGAGCAGCGCTCGGTTGTGCAGTCCAAGATCCGGGGTAGGATTGAGTCATGGATGGACAGGCGCACAGCCGACCCGCAGGCGCTCGACAACGCCGACCCGCGCACCACGCTGGCCATCTATGACCGCATCAGCGGACCTTCTGGCGGACGAGCTGGACAGGGCACTCAGCAGCCGGTCACTGTCAACGTCGCTCTCTCATACAGCGAACTCATGGAACGAGCTATTAGCACTGCCGGATCGGCAGAAACCGCGAAGCGTGTGGATGACGCCAGCCAGGAAGGCAGCGATTTTCCGCTCCTTGAACGAGAAACTGCCGGAGGGCTTCCTGGTCCTACCGTGGCAGGCGGAGGCCCATCGAGCGACTGACCGCTTCCAAGTCTGGAATTGCGGCAGGCGTGTAGGTAAGACGACAGCAGGCGGGCGCGAGGCGTTCCTGCAGTGCATGGTTCCCGAGAGCTACGTGTGGATCGTGGCGCCCGAGATGAACCTGGCCGAGAAGGAATTCCGCATCGTCTGGAACTTGGCCGTGCGCAAGGGCCTGATCCCGGTCACAGGGAAGAGCAAGCGCGAGCGCTGGATCGAGTTCGAGAACGGCAGCAAGATCGAGTGTCGCTCGGCCGAGAACCCGGACCAGCTCATCGGTGAGGGCGTTGACCTGATGATCATTGCCGAGGCTGCGCGCCTGTCCCCGGCCATCTGGGAGGAGCTGCTGCGACCGACCCTTGCCGACCGTCCGGGGCGGGCCATCATGTCGTCCACGCCACGCGGCAAGAACTGGTTCTTCAATCGCTTCAACGATGGGCTGATCCACCTCGACGACGAGTGGACGGCGTTCCATGTTCCCAGCTCTGCTAATCCCCTGATTTTGAGGAGTGAGATCGAGCGCATCGATCGGCTGATCGAGCAGGACCCCATTGCCAACGCGGTGCTCGACCAGGAGTGGCGGGCCAACTTCATCACCTACAAGGGCGTCGTCTTCCCCGAGTTCCAGCGCGAGGTGCACGTGCGCCGCGAGCCATATATCCCCGGTCAGAAGACGATGCTCTGGGTGGACCCCGGCTCGACCAACCCGTACGCCTGCCTGCTGGTGCAGATCACCGGTGACGAGACGGTGCGCGTGATCAGCGAGATCTACCGCACCCAGAAGATCACCGACGAGATCATCAAGCTGGCGCAGGCTGCGTGGCCGTACGCCATGTTCGACGGTGGCGTGCCGGGCAACCCACCCAACCCCGAGCTGGAGGTCGTGGTGGACGAGGCCGCGGCCGAGGCAATCGCCGCGTGGCGCCTCGCCGGTTACCGTGCCTGGGGAGCTAAGCCCCCCTTGAAGACGGGCATCGACGTGTACCACCGCATGCTGCGCGACCCATTCCGCGTGGCCGACAAGACGCACGAGAACCCAGTGGGCATCTGGCCGCGCATCACGTTCGACCCGAGCTGCGAATACTCGATCCTCGAACACAACCTGTATCACTACCCCGATGAGGCCCGCCAGCGCTCGGAAGGCGGTCCGACCGAGGTACCGGTGGACGCTGACAACCACTCGATCAGCGCCATTCGCTACGGCCTGTACGCGCTGTGGCCCGAGCTGTTCAACGAATACCACCCACAAACCGAGATGGTGGTCACGACGCTGGAGGAGATGGGTATCGAGGAGCAACTCGACCGCATGCGCATCGAGGCGGGCTACGCCCCGCGTGAGTACGCCAGTTCGGACGACCAGTGGAGCCTGGGAGATTACTAGGAAGGGGGTGATGCCCATGCCACCGTTGGTGGAACCCTTCATAAGAGAACGCCTGCCCGCTTATCGGACCTCGCCGGGATACCGAGTCGAACGGACTCCCCGCCACATAAGCCCTGTGAGCGAGTTGTGCTCCGCTGCACTCAGCGGGCAGGCGCAGAAATTGTACCTTGACACCCCCACGGCGTAGCGTTTAGAGTCGGCGCCTGTCCTGCTGCGGAAGTGGTCGGCATGCAACGGCCCGCAGTACACCGAGGATGTTCGTCGCGAGAACACTGATCGGTGGGAGGCAGACTTAGACCGGAGGAGCCGCCTTTCAGGTCATGCCGTACTGTTCGATCGGCAGCATTCGGGTAGGCACGGGGCGGCTTCTTGGTCCACTAGATGAACCGCTGGCGGATGTTTCCCATACTCCCAGCCCAGCGGCGAAATTGAATACCCGGACCCTCGGTAGCAATTTTCAGTTAGCTGAACTCGCTCGCGCGAGCTTTGGCCCTGGCGATCGCCGTATCAGATCGAGGGTCCGGTCTTTTTGTTACTCTGATCCCGCTACGAAACGAGACAGGTGAAGGAGGCCCAATGAACTGGACCATCTAGGGACGCACTGCGAGGACGCAGATGCCGTCCGTAGCCGCGTCCCGAAAGGGACAGTTCATTGGGCAAGGGTGCAAACCGCGCGAGCGGTAATCCAGAGCACCGTCATAAGACGCACAAGCGCGGCGTGATGAAGCACGGGCGCAACTACCGCTGGGGCGGAACGACGCACAGCGTTACCAAGTACCGCAGCCGACATAACCTGCCGCCAGGCAAGCACGGCGGGAAAGGTGGCTGATACCCTGACAGGCGTCGGGATTTTCATGTGGCGCCGTGTTCCACAGTCTTACCGCGGCGCCACGCCCGGCTTCCCCTGTGCCCGACCGATGGAGTAGAGTCCCGCTGATGGCTCGAACCCCGATGCGCGATCAGATCGCGGCGCAGGAAGCTCAGATACAGGAACTGCTCAAGGCCAACGAGCAGGTCTACTCCGAGTACACGCTGCTCAGTCGGCGCGTCGAAGAGCTGGCCTACATCGACCTCAACAACATCACCGGGGCTGAGGAGGACATCCTCCCGCAAGCCAAGCGCGTGCAGACGATCCAGCGCATCCGTCGTCTGCGCAGCGAGAACCCGATGGCCAAGCAGGCGATCAAGCTGGCCCTGCGCTTTGTGCTTGGCAAGGGCGTCACCTACGAGATCCGCGACTCCAACACGAAACGGATCATCGACGACTTCTGGAACGATCCGGTCAACCAGGGCGTGTGGACGAGCCACTTCAACCAGGTTCTCAACTTCGACGACAACCTGACCGATGGTGAGCAGTTCGTGGCCCTCTTCACGACGCCTGGTGAGTCGCCCTACGTGCGCCTCGGCATCGTGCCCATGGAAGAGATCACCAACATCCTGTACGACCCCGACAACGGGCGCATGCCGATCTGGTACCGGCGCGTGTATCGGGTCAAGAAGTGGGACGCCAAGCTCAATAACAACGAGGGTGGCTGGGCGCCTGACGTAGCCACCAAGCCGATCGTCAGGTATTACCGCGACTTCCGCGTCAGCGACGAGTACCTGGCCGACGTAGAAGAGCGCGGGTTGAAGATCCCCGCGGACCTACAGGCCGAGGGCAAGATCAAGCACCGCATGGTCAACCCGGTGCGCATGCGCTCGGGCCTGCGCGGCATCAGCGAGCTGTTCGCCAGCCGCGAGTGGTTCCGCGTGATCAAGGAGTTCATGGAGGACCGCGGCGCGGTCAACGCACAGGCCAACGCGTTGACCATGCAGCGCAAGGTCACCGGTGGGCCGATCGCCGTGGCAGGCATGTCGGGCAAGATCGGCGGCATCCAGATGGGCGTCAACGACCAGCCGCTGTTGCCCAGCACGTTCGGTCGTAGGCCACTGGCTGGCTCGATGCTCGATACCAACCAGAACGTCGAGTACAAGGGCATCCGCGCCGATACCGGAGCACCGAGCGCCGACAAGGACGCCGAGCGGCTGATGACCATCGCAGGCTCGGGTACGGCTACGCCTAACCACTACTTCGGTGGCACCAATGCGGCTCTGGCCGGTGCTCAGTCGGTCGAGGTGGCGGTCATCAAGGCGTTCGAGGACTTCCAGACCTACCTGCGCAACGACGACCGCGAGCTGGCCGAATTCGTGATCGCTATGGCGCTCGATAAGCCGGTGGCCGAGGTCGAGGCCGACGAGAAGGAGATCGTCTGGAACTTCCCACCGATTATGACCCAGGACATCGTGAAGTGGGTGACCGGCTTCGCCCAGTGGGCACAGCAGGTGGCGCCCAAGAACCGCGTCGTCCGACGCGAGGCCATCCGCCTCGTGGCTGGTGTACTCGGCGTGCACAACATCGAGATGATCTGGGACGAGGTGGAGGCCGAGGAAACGCGCTTGGCCAAGGAAGAGGACGAGACGCGCAAGATGCAGATGGAGCAGCAGCAGAAGGCGCTCGATGCGCCGACTGTCATCGCTGGTGGTCCTCCAAGCGCGAACGGAAATGGTGCCAAACCACCTGGTCAGAAGGCTACAACCGGGCCTACCGCACAGGGCCAAAGCCCGCAGATCTCGCGCCTCCAGGCGGGTCGTCCGCCCAATGAAGGTGCGACTGGACCACGCACCCACCGACAATGACGTTGTATCTTGTATGACAACCTTGCGAGGGACGCCCTCTTCACCACCGATAGGAGCACATGAAAATGGCTGAAGACGAGAAGACTCAGGAAGAGAAGGACGCCGAGGCAGAGGCAGCGAAGCAGCCGAAGGCCAAGCCAGCAGCCAAGGCCAAGACGACGCCCCCGGCCGTAGATGCCAAGGCTGGCGCTGGCGACAGCACCAAGGCCAAGATGCTGAAGGCAATTGGCGCCAAGGCCGAGGACGTGCTGGCCTACAACGCAGAGGCCAAGATCCTCGTCACCAAGCAGGGCGGCAAGTACCAGCTCACTGCCGATGGCAATAAGCTGAAGCACCTGGCCGGTCCCGCGCCGACCGGTGGCAAGAAGGCGGCTGCAGACGAGGACGACGAGGAATAACCCCATGAAGAACCAGAAGCCCGAAGCACCACAGGACATCAAGACCGTCGTTCAGGAAAGCCTGGGCGCGGTTGAGGCCGTGTGGGCGGAGAACGCCGAAGGTCTACCGCAGGCGGACGTGGTGATCATCCGGCCGGGCGAGAGCATGAACCGGCGCGAGTACCCGCGCGAGGCCATCGAGGCGGCAGTCAAGTCGGGCTTCTGGGACGACACCCCGATGTTCGTCAATCACGGCGATGCGAAGATGCCGCGCAAGCGCGACGTGCGCGATCTACGGGCGCGGATCGACAAGGGTTCGACCTATATCGGTACTGAAGGCGAAGCGCGCGGGAAGGTGACGTTCATCGATCCCGAGTTCGCAAAGTTCGCCAAGAATGCTGGTCCAAGCATCGGTTTGAGCGCGGTGCACGAATTTCAGGGCCAGCGCTACCGCGGTAATGACGGGCACTATCACGAGCGCGTGAACCAGTTCCTTGTCAACCACACCGTGGATTTTGTAGCATTCCCAGCGGCGGGCGGTGGGATCGCTCAGTTCCTACCGGCACAGGAAAGTGAGGACGACGTGGATTACAACAGCCCGCTGCTGACGCTCGAAGCGCTCAAGCAGCACCGGCCGGATCTCATCGACGCGCTCGCCGCAGAGGCGGACGACGGCGGTGATGACGGCGACGACAAGGACAAGAAGCCCGAGGTGCCGTTACCGGCCCCTGTGCCCCAGCCGACGCCAGAGCCTCCCGAGGGCTTCGTGACGCTGGCGCAGGCGAAGGCGTTCGCAGAGGAGTCGGCGCAGCGCGTGGTCGAGTCCTTCCAGACGACCGAGAAGAAGAAGGCCGAGGCGAAGGCTTCGATCTCCGCGCACATGGCCAAGTCGGGTCTTCCTGACAAGACCAAGATGCGTCTGCTCTCGGCTTTCGAGGGCCAGGAGGAGTACGACCAGAAGGCCGTGCAGGAGGCCATCGAGGTCGCTGCCGAGGAGCTGAAGGAGACCGGTTGGCATGGGCCGCGGGTCATCGGCCTCGGTGACTCGTCTGCGCGCGAGGGCGAGGACAAGGGCGCCGATCCTGTTACGCTCGGTAAGCTCTACCCGACCATGACGGCCGTGGAAGAGCAACTGGCGTTCCGACCGGGGTCCGGCCGCAAGCTGGCCCAGGACGCTGAAGCAGGAAAGGCGAACTAGGCCATGAGTTCCAACATCGTTCACCAGCACGGCACCGATCACATGAAGATCGCTGCCGCGGTTGCTGCTCACCGGGCTGGTGATCTCGTCTGCGAGCAGGGTTATTTCGGAACGGTGCAGGATGACGTGGCCGCGGGTGACCCGTTCACGCTCTTGCTCAACCCGACCGTCAACTTCCCCCGTGTCCCATCGACGCTGGCATCGGGCGTGGTCGTGGCTGCACCGGCAACGGCGCAGGCAACGACACTGCCCATCGGCGCGGCATCGCCAACGATTGGCTTCCTGGCCACGGCTGGCTGGTTCCCCTTCGGCAAGACGATTGCCACGGGGACGGCGAGCACGGCCAAGATCCAGCTCATCCATCCCAACCTCACACGCGTGATCATGCCGTAAGGCACTAACCAAGGGCACTAGCCTCTCGTAAGAGGGGGCCGAGACACATAGAGGAGAACGAGAAGATGGACTACCCACAAGGGTCGTTCGGAGCTGACCTTGGCGGTCGGCGCATTCGTCTCCTCGATGCGTTCGCAGAGAAGCAACGTGCTGCGGCTGAGTCGCAGCTAAGTGCCGAGGAAGCGATGTCGGTGGATGACTTCCCCACCTACATCCTGAGCTTCTCTCGGACGACATTTCTCGGCACGTACGAGGAGATCCAGGGCAACTGGCCCGCTTACACCCACGAGATGCGCCTCGAAGATTTCGAGGACTACACCTCGTTCCGGTGGGGCCGCTTCCCCAACTGGCCAGAGCGCCCGCTGAATGCGGACGTTGAGCAGGCCGCGATCCGAGAGTTCCCCGGCCCAGCCGTCAAGCTGAAGGAATGGGCCTTGGGCTACTCGGTTACTCGCCAGCTCATCCTGGCCGACCGACTGAACAAGATCACCGAGCTTCCAGCCGCGCTGGGTGCTGCAGGTGCGCGAACCGTCTCGACGCGAGCGGTCTCTCGGCTGGAAGCCAACCCGGTGATGTTCGATAGCAACGCGCTCTTCAGCGCCGCGCACAACAACATCGGCTCTACCGCTCTCACCGCCGATCAGGCAGGGGCGAACGCGTTGAAGGCAGCCTTCGATGCGATCGATCTGCAGACCGACGACGAGGGCTACAAGCTCGCCGTGGCCGGTGGCACGTACGTGCTCATCGTCCCGCGACAGCTTCGGTACATCGCTCGCGCTCTGCGCGATCGAACCGAGCTGCCGGTGAGCAGCGGTGCGACCGACCTGTCTCGCCCCAACGAGGTGGCAGGCATGTTCGAGATCGCTGAGGAGCGTTTCCTCACCGACGCGACGAACTGGTATCTGGCGCTCAACCCGACAGGTCCGCAGGGCTTCCTCGCGGCGCTGAACCTGAATGGCAACACGCAGCCCTACCTCGGCCAGAAGGATGACAAGAAGATTGGCATCCTCGGTCGCGGCGAGGACCCGTACACCTTCCGGTTCGATGAGTTGGAGTACATGGGTCGCCATGACTTCGACTTCTCGCCAACGGAATTCCGTTCGGTCTTCGGAGCGATCGTCGCAGGCTAAGCACACCTCCTCCCTAGCGCCGGGAAAGCCGTCTGGAGACTCCCCTCTGCCAGACGGCTTTTCCTTGCCCCTATGCTGTAGCCAGCAGCCGCTAGGGACTATTGGGATGCGGGTTCCTTTTACAACCCCCTAACGGCTGCTACGATGTAGGTAAGTCGTACCGGCGAAATCCGGGCGACCCGAAAGTTGGCACGACGAGCCTTGCGCTCGCGACGTGGGTTAGTCCAGAAGCCCGAGCTTCAATCACACCCTGACGAGCCGACTACCCAAACTGAAGAAAGGCGGCACATGGCGGCAAAGATCACCCTCGGTATCATCGCGCGCAATGCAGCGGCGACACTCGACCAGTGTCTGACCAGCGCAGCGCCCTACGTGGACGAGATCATCGTCGGGCTGGGCGGCGAGTCCACCGACGAGACCGAGGAGATGGCCAAGGACTTCCTCGGGGAGTGGGCTGAAATGGCCCGAGTAGGGGAGCGTACCTGGGCGGTGTTCCCCATCGATTGGCGAGATGACTTTTCCTACGCCCGCAACGAGGTTTTGACTCAGGCCACCGGCGAGTGGTTCCTGTGGCTCGACGCCGATGACATCCTGCTCGGTGGTGAGCACATGCAGGAGTGGATAGCCCGCGTACCAGAGGGCAACTGCTTCTGGGCGCCCTACCGCTACGACGCCGACGAGCATGGCAACGTGTCCACGACGCTATGGCGCGAGCGCTTGGTCAAGAACCCGAGTGAGTGGCACTGGGAAGATCCCATCCATGAGTTCCTGATGCTCGATCCCGAGGTGCCCCTAGCCCTCGTCCAGATGGACGACGTGGCGGTGGTGCACAACCCCAAGCGCAACAAGGTCAAGGGCACGCGCAACCTGGAGATCCTGTACCGCGAGCTGGCGCGCACCGAGCCTGAGCCGACGCAGCGGACGCTGTTCTACCTGTTCCGCGAGAACGCCTCACGAGGCAATCTGCACGAGGCGCTGCTGCACGCCAATCGCTACATCAGCCGCGCCCAGTTCAACGACGAGGCGTACCAGATGGCTATCGGCGTGTCCAACACGCTGCGCGTACAGGGTCGCTTGGACGAGGCTCGGGTGGCCGCGCACAAGGCGATCGAGATGGACGCCACGTGGCCCGACGCGTACTTCCTCTTGGCGCGCATCGCGTACGAGCAGGGCCAGTTCGTCGAGGCCATCGAGTGGACCAAGAACGGGGCCACCAAGCAGCCACCGCAGACGAGCGTAATCATCGAGCCACGTATCTACGACTACTGGCCGTACTACATCCTTGGGCTGGCCTACCGCGGCCTGAACGACTGGGAGATGGCGCTGCCCAACTTCCAGCGCGCCGCGTCGGTGGTGCCTGACCCACAGCTCATGGCGCTGATGGAAGAGGCTTCTCGGGCACAGGAGGGCAAGAAGGTGCTCGACGCCTTCCTGACGCTGCACGAGCACTTGGGCCGCAACGACGAGTGGCTCAAGGCGCGGCGCATCTTCACGTACATTCCGAAGCTGATCGAGCAGCATCCCGAGGTACGCCGCCGTCACATCAACACGCGGCTGTCCACGGCGCACGTGGATGACCCCCAGATCATGGTGGACTTCTACCGCAACAACCCCGGCTGGGCGCCCATGGACGAGGAGATGATCTGGTCGCAGGGCTGGCGCGAGCACCCGCGCATGGCCTTCGCTCGTAAGAGCGTCACCTGTGATCCACCGGCGACGATCCTCGACATCGGCTCCAGCGACGGCTTCATCAGCCTGCCGCTGGCCAAGGAAGGCCATATCGTCGAGGGCTACGACCTGGACCCGCGGTGTGTTGACCTGGCCAACGAGAGGGCGGCAAAATGGGACCTGCGGGCGCATTACAACGTCGGCTCGATAGACGATGCAAAGGGGAAGTACGATGTGGCGTTTGCGTTCGAGATACTCGAACATCTCGTTGATCCGAGCGCGTTCCTCGACAAGATCGACGAGCACGCGCGCAAGGTCGTCATCACGACGCCATTCCTGGCTTGGGAGGGTGGTCGTGTTGCTGACTGGCAGAAGGTCGAGCCGAAAGGCCACCTCCGTGTCTTCGACCTCACCGACATGGAGCACGAAATCGCTCATCGAGGACGGGTTTTTGACCTCCACCGAGAACCGCACGGCTCTACTGCGTGGATATTCGCCTCCTACCGACCCCGCCAAACCTACGCCGGAACCGTCGAGTTCCTCGCCCCAAACACTCTCGAAGAGTGGTCGCCTCGGAAACTACAGGCAGAGGGCCTGGGCGGCTCGGAAACGGCGCTCATCCGACTAGCCGAGGAGTTGTTCTATGCAGGAGGAGACGACACCCAAAGCCGACTCTGTACGGTCTATGGGCGGATCGACGACCCTGGCTACTACAACGGTGTCCGCTATCGGACAATGCAGTCTTTCGACCCTCGCGTTGGTAGCGACGTGCTCGTTGCATGGCGCTACCCGGAGGCTGCGGATCTACCCGTCAGGGCTGGTCGAATGGTCCTGTGGATGCACGATACTGATGCAGGAGAACGACTTACTCCCGTTCGAGCTGCCCGCTTCGATGCGATCGTTGTTCTCTCGGAGTGGCATAAGAGCCACATGCTGAAGACCTACCCGTGGCTCGATGTTGAGAAGCTCGTGGTCATCGGCAACGGCGTGGATCGAGAGAGGTTCGCGCTTCGGAAAGATACCCCGTCGGGACGGGCTGCAGTTCGTGAAAACGCGCCCAAGCGTGAACCTCTGCGGGTAGCGTACACGTCTAGTCCAGACCGCGGTCTCGATGTCGTGCTCGAACACGTCTGGCCCAAGGTGATCGAGCAGGTGCCTGACGCCGAGCTGCACGTCTACTACGGCTGGAACAACTTCGATGCGCTGGGTGCTGCCTACCCACACCTGGCCGAGTTCAGGCAGAAAGTAGCAACATTGCTTATTGACACCAAGAACGTGGTTCAGCACGGTCGAGTCGCGCCGGACCAACTGGCTACCGAGCTGCTGAAGTCATCCGTTTGGCTCTACCCATCGCATAACTTCGATGAGACCTATTGCATCAGCGCCGTGGAGGCTCAACTGGCAGGTGCCATCCCTGTGACCACCACTCGCGGTGCGCTGGCCGAGACGGTTGCTGGTGGAGTCTTTATTGAAGGTACGATTGGTGATGAAGGCGTGGCCGAGCAGTATGCAAAGGCGGTGGTTGACCTGCTCACTATTGATGCCAAAGACATCGGTACCATGCGCAAAATGATCAAGAAGGCGGCTCCAGCAGTGGGGTGGCCCGAGGTGGCCGCTCGATGGTCAGAGGTACTACAAGGAGATCAGTAAGTGGCTGAAGGTGCTGGCCCCGAGGCATTAGCTAAAACTCTCCCCGCCAATGGCGGTTCGCGCCCCGTTCCTGACCCCACCGAACTCACCGATCGGGCCATTGCCCGGCTTGAGAAGTCGCTGACGATATTCATCGAAGGCAAGATCGAGGTGGTTGAACAGCGACTCGAAGGTATGGACACGGCGGTCAAACTCGCCCAAGGCGGCGTGGAGCGGATGCCTGCCCGCGTCGATGAAAAGAGCAGTTCGCTCAAAGAGTTGCTTATCACCAAGATTGATGCGCTCAATGAGTTGTCGGAGGAACGGTTCGCGGCTGCTGAACGCCAGCGAGTTGAGCAGAAGTCCGACACCAAGGCGGCGGTTGACGCTGCCCTCTCCGCTGCGAAGGAGGCCGTGAAGGAGCAGACCACGGCCAGTGAGCGGTCGATCGATAAGAGTGAGAAGGCGACCGGCGAGACGATCAAGACCAACCAGGAACTGAACCAATCCAAGACGGATGCGCTGACCAAGGAAATCGACGGTGTGAAGGAACGTATCGGGCGCATCGAGAACATCAAGGTCGGAGCGACCGAGAACCGTACAGGCACGTACGCCGTCATCGGCGCGATTAGCACCATTCTTGGGATATTGCTCACGGCAGCGGCGATCCTTGCACTAGTGAGGCCGTAAGCCTTACTCGAACGTGTAGTATCGAGCCGACGCGGCCCTACGAGGATGACATGAGCAGAAAAGTAGCCTTCCGTTGTAAGAACTGTGGCTTTCTGGAGTCGCCGGGCAACGCGGGCGAGAGCGACGTTCCCCACGCTTGTCGAGCGTGCGGTCACGGCGTGCGCTTCGATCCGATCACGGGCGTCAAGAGCCTGGACGTGGAGAACTGGGAAGTCCTCGCTGAAGCGTCCGCCAGTCGCCTCGATGAACTCGGCATCGAGAAGAGTGATGTCGTCAAGCACAAGCCGACACCAGCGGAAGATCCCGATCGTCAGCCCAAAGTCTATGAGCGCAGCGTGGTCGATACGCTGACCTTGGAGGATCACGCATGAGCCAACTGTGGACGCCCACGCGGGCAGCCCTCTCAGGTATGCCGCGTGACCAGCTTGAAGCAATCCTCCGCGAGAACGCCACCCGTGAAGCCGAGAAGATCGGCCACAACGTGGCGCACATCCTCGTCCAGCGGGCCAACGGCAAGGTAGAGGATCTCGGCTACCACCCCAACCTGTTGACCAACACGGGCCGCGACCTGATCGCTGCTGCCCAGGGACACGCGACGGGCAAGGGCGGCGCCCTCACGGCCAGCTCGGCAACGTCAGCCACGCCATCGGGCGGCGGTATGACGACCGACCAGTACAAGGGCTGGCGTGTCTACTGCCCGATCACGGGCATCACCACCGAGCCTGTCTACGGCAACATCGGCTCGAACAGCACCACTGTGCTGACTGTTGACCAGTGGTGGAACGCCATTGACGGTTCACCAGGCACGCCTGCCGCGACAAACGGCTACAGCATTCTGCCCGCGGCCGACTTCCGTTTCATGGCGCTGACTACCGACGCTGGTGCGGCTTCCGCAGCAGATGCCACCCTTACCTCTGAGATCACCACCAACGGTGGCTCACGAGCGCTGGCGACCTACGCCCATACGGGCGGCACCAACACCTACACGCTGGTCAAGGCGTTCTCGTTCACGGGCACGCTGACCTCGATCCAGAAGATCGGCCTGTTCAACGTGCTGACACTGACGGCTGCTGGTGTGATGGGCTACGAGGTTGTCTTCACGCCCGTGCTGACAGTCGGCAACGGCGACACTGGCACGATCACCTGGACCGGCACCCTAGCGTAATCCGGTAGGACGACTACATGGCCTACACCCGAGAGCCGCTGTCGGGCTCAACGCACGGACGCGGCATCAAGGTTGCTGCTACTGCTACGCCAGGAACGACGATCCACACCGGGCAGGCGTCCACGACGCTGACCGACGTGGTGACGCTCTACGCCTGCAACACGGATACCGTGACGCGCCGCCTCACGCTTGAATGGGGCGGCACCACGGCGGTCGATGACAACCTGATCTATGACCTGCCGCCGAAGACCGTTGTGCCCATCGTGCCCGATCTCATCATCCGCAACTCGCTGATAATCAAGGCGTTCGCGGATGCCGCCAACGTCGTGTCGATCTTCGGCTTCGTCAACGTCGAGGCGTAGATGCCTTCGACCGTGATCCGCCACGGCCTCGGGCAGACGCCGATGGTGAGCTACCGTTCGGCGTCAGGATTTCCGCAGGAGACCATCATCGCTCCTACGTCGCTTTGCGCGGTGGGAGTGGATTTAGTTGCGGCGGCCAGCGGTAACTTCGTATCTGCAACGTATCCAGCTACGAACCGAGCGCTTGGCTTCATGTTCTGCTTGGGCGACTACTTCCTCGTTCGCAAGGTCTGGTGGTCCAACGGGACCACGGCCACAACTGACAACGCCGACGTGGCTGTCTACACCGAGGATGGCGCGACTCGACTAGTGGCGGCTGGCGCGACGCTCATTGCCACGGCCAATGTTCTCCAGGAAGTGGACGTTACCGACACCCTGCTTGCGCCCGGTCGCTACTGGTGCGTCTACAACCAGAACGGCGTAACGGCCACTCCAATCATGTCACCCGCCGTAGCGGCCACCCTGCGCGCTATCGGTTGCGCGCAGTTTGCCGGAGCTGTGCCGTTGGGTACAGCGTTCACTCCCGCTGCGGTCGCAGCCGCCAACTTCCCATATTTCGGCATCGCGTCGCGGACACAGGTGGCGTAGTGGCCCGTCCACAGGGTTTCGCATGGCCCTCGCCACCAACGATCACCTTCATGTCGCGCTGCGCCATAGGCATTAAAAAATGTGCCCTTAAAGCATCTATTACCACGGTCACGGGCGCGAGCCCCTGGTCTGACGCGGCTAACACCTTGCTCGCGTTCCCGTTCGTGATTGAGGCGCAAACGACCTTTTACAAGGGCTTCGCCGTAACCGGGACCTCGCCGGGTTCCAACTTCGAGGTCGGCATCCTCGATGAGAACTACAACAAGATCGTGTCATCGGGCACGATCTCAGGCGGCGCGGTTGCCAGCGTTCCGGTCATGGCTGACTTTACCGACACGACGCTGCCGGCCGGTCTGTACTACGCGGGGATGTCCTGCGATGCCACCACGACCGGCAGATGGTTTCGGTGCTCGCTGACGAACGCTGCGGACTTTCAGTCGTTTGGCTGTTGGAAGCAAGCTGCTGCCGGTCCCGGTTCGTTCCCTACAACCGCCACGCCCGCCGACCTGACCAACGTCGCCTTCCCGCTGTTCGGTCTGATAACCCGCTCTGTCTTTGACGTGTAGGTAGCCCAATGGCTACTGACCTCGATCTCGACCTACAGATCGTAGATGACGGCGCCGTTGCCTTCGACGACCTAGACAACCCATCCTCTGGTGGTGGTCCACAGAACTACAACCGTTCTGCTGGCGATACGCTCACCCTGACCGACTCGGCAGCACGAGCACTTACTGCTACGCGAGTCGCCGCCGACACGACGACTAGGACTGACGCAGGCTCGCGCACTGGCGCATTCGTCCGATCGAACGCCGACACGATCACTGACACCGATGCTGCCGTCTCGCTGAAATCGGCTAATCGCGCTGCTGCGGACATCATCACTGATACGGATGCGGCCAGTCGTCAGCTCATCGGCGTGAGAGCGGCAGCCGACTCGACGACCAGGACTGACGCAGCCAGCAGGACTACCGCTGCTCAACGCATTGCGGCCGACACCACCACTCGTACCGATGTCGCCAGCCGGTTGCTGGCTGCCCTGCGAGCAGCAGCGGACACGATCACTGATACCGACGCGGCGAGTAGGCTGCTCTCCTCTGTGCGCAGCGCCTCGAACACACTGACCGAGACTGACTCGGCTACGCGTCAACTGGCCGCTGTACGTGGTGCCGCGGATACGATCACCGACACCGACAGCGCGGTATCGAGCGGTGGCGGCAGCAACAACCGCTCGGCAGCCGACACATTGACTCTCACGGATGCCGCTAGCCGTGTCCTTGCGGCGTTACGCTCCGCAGTGGATACCGTGACCCGTACAGACTCAGCGACCCGTACAGCGGCTCAGAGCCGCTCTGTAGCCGATACCACGACACGTACGGACGCTGCCAGCAGGCTTCTAGCGGCCGTACGCGCTGTGACTGACACATTGACCCTCACCGATGCAGCGTCACGCGTGGGCGCCTTCCTGCGTGCCGTAGCGGACACGGTGACCCGTACCGATACGGGAGCGGCAACCAAGACAGCAACGCGCGCAGCGGCCGACACGACTACTCGAACCGACGCTGCCGTGCGCCAACTGGCAGCCGTGCGCAGTGCGCTGAATACGATCACTTGGACTGATACCGCTACGCGTGGTGGAGTGTTCCTGCGTGGAGCACAGGACACGATCACTTGGACTGATAGCGCAGCGAGCGTTATGACCGCTTTCCGCACGATCACCCTGCTGGGCGAAACTATTCCCGCTGACAACACCGGGCAGAGTATTCTTGGGTCTGCCCGCAGAGAAGTGGGGCGTACTAGGAGACTTCTGTGAGCCTGACCGACACACAGGCCGTGCGACTCAAGGCGTCCGACCAGCCCATGTTCCACCGTGAGGGTTGGACGGGCGATGGCATCACGTCAGATGTGAAGCTGGAGTTCTACCCGATCCTCAGTACGCCCACGCCGAAGGTCTATAAGAACGACACGCTGCTCGTGTCCCCAATCAACTACACGATCGATCTCGACAACGGCATCGTCGCGTTTACTGTTATGCCCGTGCTCGACGACGATGTGGTCTTCGAGTATTCCAGCATCGTCTTTACGGACGAGGAGATCGACTGGTTCCTGACCAACGCGGGTAGCGTCACGCTGGCTACGGTGAACCTCCTGCTGGCATGGTCAGCCGACGCGGCTAAGGGTGCGCGCAAAGAGTCTCTGGCGGGTGGCGGTGGCATGGGCAGCATGACCATCTCGACCGACATGCGCTCGCGCGAGCTGCGCGAGACGGCCAAGGCGTACTTCACCCAGTATCAGGCAGCCGAGAACCTGGGCGTGGCTGCCGAGTACATCACCGAGATCGCGTGGAATGACTTCATGGCTGAGCGTGCCATCTACAACGGCCTGATCGAGAACCTGTAGGTGGGCGTCTATATGTGCTCAACCGGTAAGCACATTGCCTTCATCAGCGTGTCTCCGATGCAAGCGTTCAAGTGCGACTGCCCACCTCGCCCAGCGGTTGAACGGGATGCGGTTGGATACCGCCCAGCCTTAGTGCGAAGTGCGGCGGCTCCGTCAACTCGGGGCCGCAAGCCCTCTCAGACACGCTAGATGTACTACCGCCTCGTGGCTACGACTACGCGTGATCACATGCGCGAGCACTTGGTCGAATATCTGGAGCGTGCCGAGGCCGACATGGACTCGGACATCGTGCTGCCCAAGCCGAAGATGTTCGAGGTGGCCTCGTTCGTTGGTGGCGTAGTCGGTCTCAAGGGCAAGACGGACTTCCCAGCGTTGTCGATTGACGCCTACAACAAGATCCAGTCACCGAGCAACAAGGGACTGTACGAGTTTCGCTACGACGGCCATGTAACGGGTATGGTGGCGGGTACCAATCCGAAGGTCGTCGAGCAGCAGGCCAAGGGCTATGGCGCCGCGATAGAGATGTTCATCAAGGAGCACACCTACCAGCCCTACGACGACAGCTTCGATGCCTCTGGCCTGCCGTTCGCGTTCCTAGAGTTCGGGTTCATCCGATCGGAGTTCTTCGGTGCGGCCAATACCGAGGTGGGTGACCAGAAAGGTCGGCCTACCCAGTTGTGGGTGGATGGCTTCAGGATCGAGATCGCGTGGATCACCAGTGAGGCTGGTCCGGGGCAGCCGCACGGATGATTAACTTCGGTGGATCGCTCGGACGTTGGGAGGTGCTGGCGCCCCCCGGCTTGACCGACACCGGTCGCATCAGGCGCTTTCAGGACCGCACGGTGGCCCGCCTGAAGGCCACGGCCGAACAGATCAGCGATGACACCCTGCAGTCGTTGCTACAGGGCATCGCGGCTACGTACCGTGAGGGCGAGGGCACACTGCTTAGAACCGTCCAGAAGCGGGTCATCGCGGGTCGCGATGGCGTGAGCGTGGAGTTCTTGGCGGGGGGACGGCACCTCGTCTACCTGACCGCTCTGGCCGGTGAACCGTTCCCCTCGCCGGGCCATTTCATTCCTCACAACGGTAGGTCGCGCTTCTACTGGAAGCATCCACTGCACGGTCTGCCACCTGGTATGTATTCATTCAACGCTCAAAAGCCAGCATTCTGGAAGACTCGCCAAGGTCGTGACGTGATCGCAGAGCGCCTGGGGGCTGGCGCGCAGCAGTTCACAAACGCTATGATCAGAGAACATGAGGCGGCATTGGTGGAGTTTGTACAGAATGACCTGGCACCAGTCACGAGGTCACCGAGGGTGAACGTGGCATCGGGAAGCGGCATAGCACCGCAGTAGGAGTAAGAGACGATGGCACAGCGGAACATCCTCGAAAACAACCTCAACCTGTTGAACCAGATGAGAGGGCCAGCGAAGATCCTCCTCAGCGTCGTACCGGCACCTTCCCTGCCGATGCCGGTGAACATCGGGCAGGTGCTCGATGTGACCGGTGGCGCTCCAGCATCAGGCTGGTTCTCATACGGCATTACGCGTGGCGGCATCAACGTCACCAAGCGCATCGACAAGCAGGTCTATGACGACATCGACCAGCTCGTGGGCGAGTGGGGCCAGAGGACCACCAACCGTGGCTACCGCATCACCACGCAGGTCGGTGAGGTACTCAGCCCCACTCAGATGGCGCAGGTCATGGAGACCGGCACGCCGACGTTCGTGTCCACTCAGGCACCGACGCAGGTGATGATCCCGCTCGATGCGGGTTCGTATCAGGCGGTTGCCCGACGTGCAGCAGTGGTGTTCCCCAAGGATACGGATGGCAAGGTCTTCGCCTTCGTATTCCGCAGCGTCGAGCCAGCGGGCGGCGATCGCACGTGGCGCTTCGACAAGAGCGACCCCGTTTCTCCAGGGCTGGAGCTGGTGGCCTTCCCCGAGATCGCAACCAGCATCCCGACCGAGGATGCCTACGGACGGTCGTTCGACATCGTTTAGCACTCACCCTACGGCAGGCTATGTGGCCGAGGTCCAGGGCAAGCGCCTCGGTCACATAGTTTCGACAGACTCGTAATCGAAAGGCGGCAGTAATGGCGGCAACAGAAGAGGCGCGCGAGCGCCGGGTGACGCGGCGCGAGCCGATAACGGTCACCGTCGAGCTGAACAACGGCAAGGAAGCCGTCTTCGAGGCCAAACCTCTCCCATGGCGCAAGCGCCTCGATCTGGGCGACATGCTGGCGAAGATGTATACGGCAGGCTTCACTGCCGAGTTGCAGCCACTGCGTGATCCAGAGAGCGGTGCCTTCCTCGGTGTGACCGGTGGTCTGTTCGAGGCGGCGATGGACTACCCCGCGTTATTCGAGATCTGCTACACCGAGTGGGAGATCACCGACGACGGTGAGATCGTTGTCAAGAACCCACCAGCTAAGGACGTACAGCGCAACTTCAATAGCCTCGACTTCGATCAGATCGTCGAGGTGCTCAGCGCCAACCTGGTCGTCAACGGTCTCGATCGCATCATCCACCTCCTCGATCCAGACCGAAAAACGCCCCCGCTGACTGGGGCCAGCGCGTCAGCGAACGAGGAGACGACAAACGCTGGCGAGAAGACGGACTCAGCTACCGACTCTGGTTAGCGCTCACCGGCTGGACACAGAGGCAGATAGAAGGACTAACCTATTACGAGGTGGTCGGCGTACTCAACGAGTACGAGTGGCAGGAACAGGACCAAAGGAACTGGGCCTACGCTCTGAGTCGGACCGGCGAGCCGTTCGAGACGTATCGTGAAATACGAGAGCGGTTAGAGGACGCCATGGCGCCAGCCGAACCTATCAGCCCAGAACGTCGCCCGTGGTACCAGAGCTGACATGAGCTTCCACGGCACCCTGACGCCGCCGACCAACAACAGCAGCATCGTCGTTGGTGCTGCTGGTGGGCCTAGAGGCTTCGCCGCTGGCGTCACTCAGGTACTCGTCAACTTCCTGCTCAACTACGAGCGTGGCAACCTGGAGCGGATGTCCTCGGACATCAAGAAGTTCGAGCAGGAACGTGCAGAGGCCAATCAAGCCCTAGTCCAACAGAACAACAAGCTGGTTGCGCTCGACCAGCGCGTCACCGCGGCACAGAAGGCCAAGAGCGACCTGGGCAAAGGTCAGGTCGCAACGCTCAACGCCATCGCCGCCAGTCAGACGCGCATCAACTCGCTGACCCAACTGGCGGCGCGCAATCAGGCACAGTACGGCGCCGCCCTGACGCGCGAGAAGGGCATACGCGATCGGTTGATCGCCAACGCATCTGCTGCCAGTGGCCTGTCCTCCAAGCAGGTACGTGACGCAGCCAACCTGGCTTCGCTGGAGCGTCAGCTCCTAGGCACAACGCTGGACCGCAAGGCAGCAGCGGAGGCGCTCGCTATCGCGGAAAACAAGGTTGCCGCTGCCCAGAGGGCGCAGGCCGCGACCTCACAGTTCGGCTCTAAGGCAGCCGGGCGCCTGAGCGGCTTGGCTCTCGGCCTGATCGGCGGCACTATCGGCGGGCTGGCTGTCTCCGCGTTGATCACGCCGGTACAGGACGCCATCACCAACATTGGTGAGCAGCTCAGCGACTTGGCTAACCCGGCTAACAAGGCCAAGGAAGCGGCCGATGGCGTAGCCGAGGCCATCGCGCAGATCGGCAGCCAGCAGAACCTGAGCGGGTTGCAGGCCGCAGCCACACTGTTGAAGCAACTCAATTTCCCGCAGGAGCAGGCGGGCGCACTGCTCCGCGCATCAGACGTGCAGGTAGCCCAGGACTTCCTCACCAAGCAGCAGCAGGTCACCGACTTCCTCCGCGGCGAGCAGCAACTGCGTTCGCAGATAGGCGCCCAGCTCAACTTCAACAACCGCCTCAACGCCATCAACGTGGAGTTGACACGAAAGGGCGCCGACAACGTAGAGGCGTCGCTCAGCGCAATCAACTTCCTGCAGCAGATCGGTGCCATCCCTGTCTTCGACCAGTTGGCGCATCTGGCGGGTGGGCCAGGCTTTGCTGACATCTTAGGGTTGAATGAGGAGAACGCTGCCGCCGCCTATGACGCTGCAGTAACCGAGGGTCGTGCCGCCGACGCAGCAGCCATCCTCGCCTCCAACCTGGAAAACGCCAGGGCGGCAGCGTCCAGTTTGGCCGACGAGCTTGCCGAGGCTGCTGTCGAGGCCATCAGCGCGGCCAACATCAGTAATCTCGAAGCCGGTCTTAAGAACACGGTCGATGGCATCAACAGGATCACCTCCACGGCCATCGACAACATACGCGCTCGGGCTGACAGAGCCTCGGAGTCCGTTAGCAACTCGGCTGAACGGCGCATCAATGCCCTGCAGAAGCAGATCCAAGGGTTGGACTCGGGGCCGTCCAACCGCACACAGGCACTACAGCGCCAGCTCGAAGCGCTGAAGGATGTCGGTCCTTCGCGTCAGACCAAGGCGCTGGCTGACCAGATCGAGCGCCTCAACAAGCTGCAGGATCAGGCTGCCTACCGCCAGTCCCTGCAGGACGTGGCCGAACAGCGTCACGCGGTGCTGCTGGCCGAGCGGTTGCGTCTGACCAAGCACCAGATCGATCTCGACGACTACCACGGCAAGGATCGGCTCATCGCCATCGATGCCCTGCTGGCCAAGCAGCAGAAGGCCAACGAGGCACAGGACCGCTTCAACAAGCTGCTCGACATCCAGTACCAGATCCAGCAGGGCGTCCACCGCGAGCAGGGCGAGACGATCCAAGACTTCATCCAGCGCCGTGCGCAGTATTACCGCGGGCTGCTGCAGCAGGCAGCAGAACTCAATCGCACCGGCCCACAGGCAGAGCTTGAAGCCGAGCGCGCTCGTGTGGAGGCGTCGGTCCAACTCAAGGACCTGGAGGAGAAGCGGCGCAAGCTCATCGAGGACCGCGCCCGAGAGCTGCACATGCGCTCGCTGCAGGCGCAGCTACAGGCCAGCCAGGAACGCGATCGCAAGGAGCTGGAGTCTCGCAAGGAGGCTCTCCAGAAGCAGATCGAAGCCTCGCGCAAGGCCGATCAGGCTGCCCTCGAAAGCCGCCGCCAGGCACTGCAGGCGCAGATCGAGGCCGTCCGTAAGAACAGCCAGCAGCAGATAGAGAGCATCCAGAAGCAGCGTGACGCTGACATCGCGGCGCGTGAGTTGGCGCGCGACAAGGCCATAGCCGCCGTGCAGCGAGTCACTGAGATGGCTATCGCCTCCGAGAAGAAGCGCGCCGAGGACATCAAGCGTATAGCCAGCCAGTCCGAGACAGCACGACTCGTGCAAGCATTCCAAGGCGCCCAAAGCCTGGCTCAACTGCAGTTGTTCGCGGGGCAGCTCTCAGGCTCCCTGTACGCCGTGGGTTACCTCCAGCAGACGGGTCAGTATCTCGGCCTAGATATAGCCACCCGCAATCAGATTGCCGCCAATGCTGCACAAGCGGTGCTGGCGTACACGAGGAAGTTGAACGAGTTCTACCGCAACACCAGAACGACGACGCCCGCCTTTGCCGAGGGCGGTGTCTTCCGCCTCAACAACATGAACACCCCGCTCGGCAAGGACGTACGCTGGGGCGATGGCCAAGGCGACGAGATCGGCGTGGTGCTCAGCAACAAGGTCACCCAGGCGTTGCGCGACAACGGCGGTGCCGGTGGTGGCCCGCTCATCGGTGGTGACGTGATCTTCCAGGCACAGGACCCATGGCGCGACAGCTATCGTTTCAGGCGCATGGCTCGTGACGTGCAGCGCGACGAGTTCAACTGATGGCCCAGCGCATCCCGTTGATCCTCTCTGTGCCCACCTCAGCAGGTGGCGATACGGCCGCTGCCACGTTCGCCTTCTTCTCGGGCGACTACAGACCGCCTCGGCAGGGGCGCTCGACAGCCTCGGACACCGTGCACAACCAGAACGGCCTCTTCAAGTACCGCTACGACAACGGGCCGAACGTATTCGAGTGGCAGACCTTCCGCATCATCGTCAGTGATCGCTTTATGAATGACGGCGTAGGCAATACGGCCATCGGTTCGGCTACCCAGCAACTGTCGCACCTGGACTTCCTGTGGAACTACGTGGAGGGGCCACTGGGCTTCGCTGCGCCCGAGGGCGTATACAGCGTTGATTGGGCAGAGGCGCCGCTGGAGAAGGTGTTCCGCGGCTTCCCAGGTGCTGCCGGTGACAAGATCGATTGGGACGTGAGCATCAACTTCGAGGAAGGCTGAGTGGTCAGCAGCACCACGCGAAGGACGGGCACGATCGTCCGCGTCCACAACGACAACCTGAACGCGTGGCAGGATTACGCTGGTACCGACATCAACATCGACGTGGCTTATCAGTTCCTTGGTGCTATCCACGAGGATTACGAGAAGGAACATTGGCAATACCGTGGCCAGGCAGCGATGTGCGCGGATGGTGACGACAGCAAGATCACCAGGTTGCGCATCGGTGATGGCACATCCGCGGATCGCAAGATCTACAGCCAGACGATCACCGACCCCGAGGACCCCACCCAGTGGGAGAGCTGGTCGGTCCTGTATACCGGCGACCACTATGCAGTGGCGATCGAGCCGATAACCGGTGGCGGGCACCGCGTCTACAGTGCCAAGGCCGATGGCATCTACGTGGACAACGTGCTGAAGGTAGCGGCCACCAACGTGGTGCGCATCAAGCCTGTCGCGTTCGACCAGAAGCGGCTGTACGTGCAGACGGTAGAGCAGGACACGGACGGCAACCGCGAGCTGCTGTGGTGGTTCGTGCCCGACGTGCTGGCGGGCGGGGCGGTGCTCATCGAGGACTGCGCCAGCTATCGCTGGTACCGCCACGACATGGTGGCGCTGAAGGGACCCTCGACCTTCTACTACCGCTTCCGCGCTATGGCTCACGAGGCTGCCTCGCGCAACGCCAAGGCCAGCCAGATCCTGACCTGCGAGACGGCCAACAACCTGTCCAACGATGAGTTCAACGAGTGGGACACGATCCGCTACCTGAAAGGCCCGTCCGAGCAGGCTGGCTTCAAGGCCATCGACAACATGTACGTCACCGCGCTCAGCTCTGCTCGCTGGCCAGGTGGCGCCTACTTCCTGTTCTACAACGAACGCCACTTCGACGATAACGGCAACGTGCTGTCGAACCTCAAGAACCCATTGTTCTGGCAGCGCAGCGTTGGCTTCCCGTACTACCTCTCTGCCCCTGTGCCCGTGGGCTTCTCTATCTGGGGCTTTGCCGGTGCGGTCCAGTGGGAGGACTACATCTGGGCGGCGGGTAACGGACGCGTCCTGCGCAGGCCGCAGATGGAAACGACCTTGGAGTTGACCGATTACGTTATCGAGGGCAACTACGAGACCCCGCGTGACAACCAGAAGAGCACCGGCACCATGGTCTGCGCCAACGCAGGTAACGCTGTGGGGGCCATGCTTGGCCTCGCTGACACGGATGAGGCGGGGTACACAGAGAGGCGTGTTGACCTAGCTATCGGCCAGAAGGGCGCATCCGACGAGGACTACACGTGGAAGGTTGACGACTCGTGGTGGATCAGCCGTCTACGCAAGGTCAAGGGCGAGGATGGGCGCGAGCAGGTGATGGTCAGCATCGGTAACTTCTGGCATCGTCTGGAGGTTCCCTTCCGCGACACGATCATGCTGCCTGGCCACTTCGAGTGGAGCGACTGGCAACCCGACTCCCCCAACCAGCTCTTCAACTATACGAACGCTTACGACGAGTTCGTGAGCTACAACCCGGTGGGCGCCGACCCCCAGTACGTGCCACGCCTGAAGACGGTCATCTCGGGCAACCCCGACGTTCCCGCGGGTCTGGATACGATCACTCTCTTTGCAGGTTGGCGTGGCGAGAACGGGATGGTGCGCGCCCTGCTATGGGCAGATGGTGGCTTGGTCTTCCGCTACCAGGACGCCGATAACTTCTTCGTGGCGCAGGCAACCTCGTCAGGCACACTCACCTTGAAGCGTTTTCAGGATGGCGTGGTCTCAACACTGGCTTCGGTAGCACTGGGGGCAGGGGTTGCGTTCTGGCTGACCGTTGACTATCGCTGGGCGCGTATCCGTATCGATGTGAACTTCGACGATCTGGTGTTGGAGCACACGCTCGTTGACCCCACACCATTCAGTGGCTTCGTTGGCACGACCAGTCGGGAGATCAGCAACTTCGAGGTCAGCGACTGGAACGCGGACCTGCGTACCAAGGAACTGCTGCGCATCCTGCTGTCGCATGCGGACGAGCACGAGGTGGAGTTGGAGATAGATGAGGAGACTGCCTCGGCTGGCCAGCTAGACCTGCTCTATGGCCCGCAGTCGGATCTCGACGCCCCAGAAAAGGCTTTCCGGCAGGTACTCGAAGCGAGTAACCTGCAGACTGTTTTCTTGGAGGATTAGATGGGTATCAAGCACGCCCACCAGACGGTCATCGTTGATGATCCGCTGGCTGACGTAAGCGCCGACGAGTGGAATGCAGCGCACTCTATCGACGCGCCTATTGCTGTCGCTGATGGTGGGACAGGAGCCGCCACTGCTGCTGCCGCGGCTACTGCTTTGGGAGTGGGCACCGGTGACTCGCCGCAGCACGCCGGGATAAACCTGGGGCATGCGTCTGACACGACGCTGGGGCGCACCAGTGCGGGGGTGATGAACGTCGAAGGCAAAGACGTTTACATGGTTGGCGGCGCTGACGTAGCTGTTGCAGACGGTGGAACAGGTGCTGGTACTGCAGGTGGAGCAGCGACCAATCTTGGCCTCGGTACCGGTGACACGCCGACCTTTACTGGCGTCAATGTAGGCAACGCAGATACCACGGTTACTCGTCTCGCTGCTGGCAGCCTCGCAGTGGAGGGTGTGCCTATCAAACTCGGCTCGATGTTCGTCCCTGCGGCAGCTATGACGCCCTCGACGACCAGCGGCTGCAAGGCGCCGACACTCCATGAGTCAGCGACCAACAAGCAGAACAAGTGGTTCCTTGACTTCATCGACGGCTCGACCACCTTTGCCGAGTGGCTGTCGGCTATGCCTGCCGACTACGACGGTGGCACATTCACCGCGGTGTTCTACTGGAGCAACGCCAATACCACCGGCAACGTGGTGCGCTGGCAGATAGAGGCCCGCTCGTACGGTGACTTGGAGACCTACGACCAGGCGTTCGGCACCGCTCAGACCGTTGACGACACCTACAGCACTACGGCCCACCAGGTGGCCATCAGCGCAGCCACAGGAGCCTGTACGCCCTCGGGTACCCCTGCCGCCAATGAGTTGATGCACTTTCGAGCAGCTCGCGTTGGAGGCAACGCCGCAGACACGCTAACGACCGACGCTCGGCTGATCGGCGTGCGCATCAACTACACGAGAACCTAGTGCCTGCCGAGCGGTTCTTCCTACCGGACGTTGCCAACACGATAACGCCTATCTCCCCTGCCTTTGCGGCCTGGGACGTAACCACCTCGGCCACCCGTGGGCCTGGCCTAGCTGCCAAGGAAGCGGGGGGCACGTCCACTATCCTGGCGGGGACGGGCACGGCCAACCAGAACCGACTGCACCGCCAGATCATCCTGGGTCCGTTCGCAGCACAGGACGTTAACGTTCTGTTCAAGGGCATTATCCGTACGCGCGAGGACAACGCCTTAGTCGATGCCCGCGCCCAGTGCGTACTGCGCGCTATCGCCCTAGACGGGAGTACCGTGCTAGCGACGCCAATTAACTTCGATAACAGCGCACTAGCCCAAGAGTTCGGGATAGCCTTCGCGGTACACCGCTTCCCGCTCGCCTATCCGAGTGGCGGTGCAGCGGTAGTGGCATCCCTTAAACAGCCGTTCTACTGGGCAATCGAGTTAGGCCACCGTAACCACGCCACCGATGTGAATACCGTGCGCTTGGTATGGCAGGGCGGCATCGGTACGGACCTCTCAGAGACTGAAGGAGATGTAACTGCCGGTGACGGCTGGTTAGAGTTCAGCGAGACGCTGCCGCGTTACTCTCCCAAGGTCAAGCCCATCCACATGGATGTGGGGATAGGTCTCGCATGACTCGACTCTTCGACCCAGCCATCTTCGACCCGGCGATCTTCGACACGTCCGCCGCAGTCGAGCCTGTCGTATTGCCTACCGGTCACCTGCACATCGGCAAGTTCATCACCGCCGTGCCGCTCTACACGCTGGAGAACGAGATCATCAATCAGGATGAGATCGACGACGGCAGGCTGCGCGCCAACGTGGTGGTGGTCGATGGACTGCAAGACTCGTGGACGGAGTACGACCGCGACGACCTGATAGCTCGCGATACAGCGATCACGGCTTATCTGGACCTACCCGAGCTGAAGACTCCTGGCGACGTGCGTCAGCGTGCGGTGGAGGAGGTCCAGACTGCGCGTGGGGTGACCAGTCCTGGTGGTGATGTAGCAGGCCCGGTGGTGCTGAGCATCACGCGCATGGACCCGATCTTCTGGATCGATGAGCACGGTAACAAGTACCAGACGCGTATCGAGGGTAAGTCGGTAGAGTGGAACCAGAGCCTGACACCTTTCCAACGCGCCTCTATCGATACGGGAGCCATCATCTTCTGCCCACCCGAGGGCGATGAGTTGACCTATATTGCTCGTGACCTGTTCGACCGTGACACGGCCATCGGTCTGGGCAGCGCACTGACCGGAGGAGACTGGGTAATCACATGATCGATCGCATCATCGACCTGCTGCGCTCCAAGGGCATCCTCCATCACGAGGTGGACCTGTGCGTTGACTGCCCGCCAAAGGAGCAGAAGTTCATCATCTCCCATCAACCAAGTGAGTTCACTGAGAACGATCCACACGTAACCGACCAGATAGTCGAGGACGTACCGAAGCCCGGTAACTGGGGTGTCGAGACGATCGTCGAAAAGTACGACGGTGACTACACGGCCGAGGAGATCCAGCGGCTGGGGATCAAGCCGGTGGAGGTCGTACGTTCCACGGGAAACCTTTTGATGAACGCCGGTGCCCAACGGCTCATCGACCAGCTCATCGGCGCCACCACGTTGCCCTTCGATAACACTCACGCCCGCCTCGGGGTGGGTAACTCATCGACTGCCGCAGTAGCTACCCACACCGACCTGCAGGCAGCCGCAGGAGCCGGTAATCGCCAGTTCAAGATGGTGGATGCCACCTTCCCGTCACGAGCCAGCCAGACCGTCACCTTCAAGGCCACCTTCGCTGCCGGTGAGGCACAGTTCGCCTGGTTGGAGTGGTGCATAGATCGCGGTACCGCGGATGGCACGACGGTCACTGCGCCGATGTTCAACCGCAAGGTGCCGGTCGGCGGGCTGGGCACCAAGGGCGCCGTCTCCTGGGCTTTGACGGTAACGATCACCCCGGCCTGACATGGCCGATCAAGTAGTCTCCAAGGACGCCTACCTAGTCCAGAAGATAGGCGGCAGCACCAAGTACGGCAACGGCGATGGGACCCTGACCATCGTCGGCCGCGTGCCCTCTGGTGATGGCACCAACGACTGGAAGACGCGCAGCGTCTACGAGATCCCATTGCGCGGTGGTGGAGTGGGCATCCTCGATGGCCTGTCCACGGTAAGCGCATCCGACTTCGAGTTGACGGTAGCTGGTGCAACCTGCCTGATAGGTGGTCGCGGAGCGCAGTTCTACGCCTTCCTCGAAGAGATCACCACCGACTTCGTTGAGAAGGCAGCAGCCGGTGACTGTGCCTTCGGCTCGGGCACAGGGAACGGTGTGTGGGGCGCCGACTCGGGTGCCATCACGACCAATCGGGTGTTCAAGTCGTCGCCTGGCCTGAATACTGGCGACAAGGTTTCGTTCAACAACACGGCCATGATGCAGGCGTGGTTGGCGGACACCAGCAAGACGGTCGCCCGAGTGCGCGTCATCTTCGCCAACAGCGCGGGTACAACCTACGACGAGACGGCCGGGGCCGTGCGTGGCACAGCGTTCTACTCGCTCCAACATGCGACGGCAGGCAACCGCCCTGTGCAGCACGTCACAGGCTCTGGTGGCGCAGTGGCCAAGGGCGACAGCGACACGATCACCATCGACGAGCAGCAAACCAAGACCGAGTTGTCCACCACGCCCTCGGACAGCGACACGATCACCATCATTGAGTCCGAGGCCGCTGGCCCTGTGCCCACGTGGTACACCGAAGCTGATGAGACCGGTGCTGGTGTAGGGAAGGTAGTGCTCCCGGCGTCCAACCTATTCACCTCGGCGTTGCTCACTGGGGTGAGCGAGGAGGACGTGGTGATCCAATCCAAGTTCTCGATCAACAAGATCCCATCCACGCAGAGCGTTATCTGGTGGCACGTCGCTCGCGTGCAGGAACCAACGCTCAGTAACTTCTACGGCCTGCTGGCCTCGTGCAAGAACATCGGCGGCAACGCTGGCATATCGATCAACATGGTCAAAGAGGTGGGCGGGATCATCACCATCATCGGTACCATCATCAGCCTGCGGGCGCTACTGGTGGGCACCGACTACTGGTTGAAGTTCATCGTCTTCGGCACCTCCCCGACCACCATCGCAGGCAAGCTGTGGCGCGACGATGAGAACGAACCGGATGGCTATCAGGTTACCGGGCAGGACTCCGAGGCTGTGTTGCAGGTCGCTGGGCAGGTAGGATTGCGAGCGTCCACGGCTAACGTGGGCAATCTACCCATCACGTTCACCTTCGACGACTTCACGGTGGTAGCACCATGAGAGACGGGCAGCGCTACGGGCCTACCAAGCGCACCAGCAACTCCAGCCTGCGCCAGTTGCGCACGGTCGAGACCAACGTGCGCCGTACGGCCAACCAGCGCCCGCAGCCCAAGACGCGTACGGCCTTCCTGCTCGATACCTACTCGGGCTATGCCCTGCAGGCTCTGGTGCAGCTCAGCGACCCACGTACGTCGGTGCGGGGAACGATCATCCGCGCCTCCATCCGGCCAGGCATCGGGTTGCCCAACGCGGTGGCCGCTGGCACCCCTGTGACCATCGTCATCCGCCACGGACAGGTCGAGATCATCGGCCTCTCGTCGAGCTTGTAGTGGCCTGCAACGAGGGCGTTGACCCTGCTGACTTCGCGCCTGGAGCGATAGATCCGGTTGACGATCCGACTACGCCGGACCCGGAGGTATCGATCCTCGACGGTGAGGTGATCGTCAGCGGTGGCAGCCGCACCGCCAAGTTCGTAGTCGAGATGAGCAACGTCAACGCTATAGACGTGTCGATGCGTTACGACACATCGAACGGTGCGGCACAGGCAGGCATCCACTACACCGCCAAGATCAATCAGACGCTCATCATCAGCGCGGGTAACACGCGCGGCATCATCACCGTCAATATCCTCGAACCGAGCAACTACATCGGCAACTACAACTTCCGCGTTACCCTGTCAGCACCGGTTGACTGCACGATCGACGATGCGCTTGGCGACATCTTCGTCCACTTTCCCTACGGTGATGGTGGTGATCCGCCGCCACCGCCGCCACCGCCGCCAGACGACAGCTCGTTCACCGGCTTCCAGAAGCCCGGTACGGTGTATGACCAGTTCGTGGGCTGCGACTACACCTATTCCTGTACAGCGGCGGCGACCGGAGCGGCAATGTCCGGCCTGGTCCAGAAGGCCACTGGGCGAGACATCGCCTTCGATTGGAAGAAGCTCTATCGAGATGCTGGTGGCTGCCTCTCGTGCGGGCACTCGTGCAACGGCGAGAACTGGCTGACTATGCTGCGTCACCTGAAGAACACCGGCATCAAGGAGGAGGACAGCTCGACCTTCCGCAAGATCGCATCGTTCTCGGAGTTGAACCGGTCACAAGGTAAGTCGGGGCTGATCGCGGACATCAAACAGGCCATCAAAGCACACGGTGTCGTGTACCTCGCCTCGCCGTGGTACTCGGACCTGTCGGCGGGGCAACCTGGCTGGAACCGCTGCTACTCGTGCAACGACTTCGTGCTCCAGAACCCGGACGCCAACGGGCCATACGGCAAGAACACCTCGCCGCGCTGCCTGAACATGAAAGGCATGACCGCGGCCGCGTTCGGCCACGCCTGGATATTGACCGGTTGGAACAACAACAAGGCCAACGGGGCATTCGAGATCCAATCGAGCCACGGTCGTGATTGGGGCAACGACGGCCGCGGTTGGATGCCATACTCGTACCTGGGGATCACCGGGAAGTGGCATTACTTCAAGGTGATCTACGGCGGCGTAGTTTAGGAAAGGCGGCAAAAATGGTAGCGACACCGGTTAGCCCTGAGTTATCGGTCGAGGTTGTGGCGGGTGAGGCGACCACACCCATTCTCTACACCGAGCAGATGCTGCGCAGCTTCGACTCGGACGTGACCATCACCGACATCGTGAAAGGCCACTGGCTGCACAGCTTCCAGCCGGTGGGCAACGTACCGGGAACCAACTCCCCGGCCTTCGGCTTCTTCCTGGCCAAGCAGAAGGAGCTGCAGATCCGCCATGGCATGAACGTGAGCACCGGCCCATGGCCGAGGGCGCGCGATCTCTCCAAGAAGGAGACCCAGTACACAGAGGTTCACGAGTGGGGTGGACACGGTAGTGACTACACCACCCTGACCAACGTCAAGCGCGAGAAGATCCTGCACGAGATGGGCCTGGACGCCGCTATCGCGGCACAGGAGCTGGTCAACGGCGGCGACCACGACAAGGCGATCATCTACGTCTGGAACCGCGGCGACTTCGTTGGCCCGGCCAGCCGCGTGAAGTATTGGAACCGGCCGTACGAGGCGTACGCGGACATGCTGGTGAGCGCTATCACGAGCCTGCCGTCGATCTTCGAGTCACGCTACATCTGGGACATCGGAGCCGACAAGTTGAAGGAGATCGTCCTCTCGACCGATCCGGTGCTCCCTGTGCCCGGACCAACTCCTGAGCCACTGCCTGAGCCGATCCCTCCGCAGATCATCATGCTGGAGCACGGCCAGTCAGTGCTGGTATCGATCAAGGAAGCCTAGAAAGTACGTCCATGACCATGCAAGAATGGTATTGGCGGCTCAGAACAAGGAGAATGACCGTGAGTGAGGAACTGGAGATCGAGCAGGGTCCAGCGGTGAAGCCACCGGACGAGAACCTGCAGATTGTCCCGGCACCGGATGCGCCACGCGGGCCGTTGGTTGGCTCAGTGCTGCCAACGCCCAACCCAGGGCGTGTGTTCAACGTCCCAGAAGAGGACATCGAGGCCGCGCGCAAGCTCGACCCGAACGGCGAATAAGCAACCCGCTACCTGAATAGGCGCGGCGGGTAACAGGCTCGGTCGGAGCATGCTTGTGGCGGGCGGCTCCGACCAGCCGCACACATAAGGAGATGAGATGACCTTTACCGACTCGATAGCGGCGTTCTTCAGCGCCCCTGCCGGTCAGGCTGCGTTGGCAGTGCTGATCGTCGCAATCGTCGATCTAGTGCTGGGGGTAGCCGCAGCGTTCCGCGACGACACCTTCCAGCTCGACAGCGTGGGCGCATGGCTGCGCAAGCACATCGCAGGACGGGTGATCCCCATCTGGGTGTTGCTCTTCGTCGGGCACTTTACTGCTGGGATCTCGTTCGGAGACGTGCCCGTGCTACTCGGCGTAGGACTTGCCGCGGCTGGCCTGTACGTGGCCGAAACCATCGGCTCGATCATGTCCTTGTGGGGACCCGCCAAGAACCGCGAAGTGCAGGCCGTCCCACAGGACTAGAGGAGCGCGCAAGCGCTTACGCATCGAGCAAGGCTTCGGCCTCCTCGTAAGAGGTGATCACACCGGCTACGCCGCCTGCACGGATGATCTGCTTGATCGTGTGGGCCTGGGATGGAGATACCTGCCCATCAGGCATCTTCACTTCCAGGCCCACGTACCGCCCTTGATAGCAGCCTAGGATGTCCGGTAGCCCACGCCTCTGCATGGAGCTACCGTGGATCACCTCCCAGAAACCAGAACGCTCCTCTCGTAGCCGCTTGATGATGCGGGTACGGAGGAGCGTTTCGGCTTTGCTAGGCAGGGCGCCTTGCCCGTGTGAGTGCTCTGCTAGCGCGTCGGCGCTGTCGAGCGCGGTTCTTCTCACGCACCTTACGCGAGCGTAGTTTCAAGGACCCGCGGCTCTGCCGACCTTGCGCCAGCAGAACGCCACGGATGATGTCATCGAGAGAGCCTACGAGGCCCATAGCTAGATGTTCTCCAGCTCCTCGACTTCGATCTCGTCCTCGTCGTCCGACGACGCGACCTCTTCCGCTGCCGCTTCGACAGCCTTCTTGGCAGCACGCCCGTTGCTTGCGGCCTTCGGCGCTGGTGCCTCTTCCTCCTCCGAGTCGTCCTCAGCGGCGCCACCCTCTGCTGGGTTGTAGCCGATGAAGCGCGAGGCCGGGAACGTGCCCTTGATCTCGGAGCGAACCTGCTCTTCGTAGTTCTTGTCGGTGTACGGCTTGCCGTCCGCCAACGTCCCACCGATGAGCATCCCGATCTTGTCATCGAGACGCAGGGCGAACGCCTTGCCGGTCGTCTCCTTCCCCGTCAGGTCATCCACGAAGTTGCGGGTGAACCACAGGCCACCGCTGTCGGGCATGATCTGCAGGTTCTGGTAGACGGTTTCTCCCATACCGGCCTTCGCTGCGGCAAAGTTGGGCGTGCCAACGATGCGTAGCTGAGCTGCGATCTGACGACGCCCTGCCTGGTTGTTGATCGGCACGTTCTTGGCTGCCGTCAACTGGAGCAGGTAGTCGCCTGCAGGTACCTGCGCGGCTTTCCCGCCGCCTCGTGGATCGAGCTTGGTGAAGTCGAGGTTGACGACGTTCTCGTCTGTACCTGGACCCTTCTTGACCGCTGTTGGCACTGACTTCCTCCTTAGCGCTAGATGGTTTCGAGGACCATGCCGCCTTCTTCGGCGGTGTCCTCCTCATCCTCGTCCACTGCCGTGGCGGCAAACAGATCGAGGTCTTCCGGTGGCAGCTCACCCGTCTTGGCTCGTATGTCCATGATCGCGGCGAGCGTCGGATTAGCCATTATCGCAGGCAAACCACGCACGCGTGTGCCTACGGCGTAACGCGGATTGTCCCGCAGGTGCATCCGCCGTTGCTTCACTTTTGATCCGTCAGGCATCACCTCCGTGTGGTCTGGATCTGCGTATAGATGGCCGATCGTTCCCACGGCGCCCTGCAGGACACCGAGCGACGATGGGTTGAGGTCAGCAACGATCTGGTTCTCGCCAGTCTTGTTGCCGTCGTCGTCGCGCACCTGGACAGTGCGCTCCTGTGCCGTGAACACGACATTGATGGGTAGGTTGACCCAGCGCAGGATCTCGTTGTTGAAAATCTGCGCCCGCTTCTGCTGGTGATCCATGGTCGGCATGAGCGGATCGAGCCTGTGCTCCTGGCCCATCACGTAGCGCAGGCACAGGTTGGTCCACATGGTGGCCGTATCGATCACGACCATCTCGTGCGGGTGATCCTGCGTAGCCAAGAACCAGAACAACCCTTCGGTCTGCTCCCAACGAGTCAACGGGAACACCGTGATGTCCTTATGGCCACGACCTGCCAGCACCTCTGTACCCGCGGGGTCGATCGATACGATAAGTGTGTTCAGGCCACTGGACGCACCTAGTGTGGTCTTACCGATCTTCTGACGAGCGAAGAACAGACCACGGAAGGGTCCGAGTGTCTCGTCGAGTGGCTTGATCAACTTGACTACCTCGGCCATCGCGGTCTGACGCTCCTTTACGTCAGGTTGGTCCTGTTTGATTGGTGTAGCCATCGCTCCTCCTATATGACCTCTAACTCTTCCTCGATTTCAATAGCCGTCTCGGCTGGCGCTTCATCACCCCACGAGTCCCAGCCTTCGCGGCACGCCGGGCGAACAACTCGATGCGTGGCGCTGGGCTGACCTTCTCGGCTATCTCGTAGAGCACGTCGGGCTTGATCGAGTGCCCGGTCTTCTTAGCCTCGAACCAGTTACGCACTCGATCGGCGGGTGGGATAGGCGCCTTGCCTTTGACGCCAAACATGACGTGCTCGGTGTCACCCCGGAAGTAGTAGCCAAGGCCCAACGTGCCCAGTTTGCGCCAAGTCAACATGGTGACGTAGCGGAAGCCCCATGCGTCCATCAGGTCTATGCCGTAGGGGATCATTGGGTTGGTGATCCACAGATACAGATGGGCGTCTGCTGCTGACAGTTCACGGATACCGCGCAACGACTGGATCTCACTCGGGGAGAGTGTTGGGTATTGCTTGATCGCAGCGGGCAGCGTGTGTGGTTTATTGCTAGTCGAGGTGGGCTTGTCCGTCTTATATGCCCACGGCGGATCAGCAACGATGGTGCCGTACTTCATGCCGCTCTCTTCGGGCGTTTGCCCTCGATCGTGAAATTGTTTTCACGCAGGTATGCCATGTCGAGGCCGAACAGCTCGCCCCGACAGAGCTGCTGGTAGGGGCACCAGTCGCAGTCCCTGGTGATGTTGCGCACGTTGGTGTTGAGAGTGCTATTGAATATCTCGCGCGCCGTCCTGTCGGCGTCCTCCATGATCTTCTCAACCACGCCCTCCGAGCGCGGCAGTCGGTACTTGCGGAGGAACGGGCTGGACGCTGCCAGCGGCGCGAGCGTGTCCCTGTACTCCTTCGGGTCGAAGCCGTTCTTCTTCAGGAAGGTGAACACGGTCGGGTAGTCGGTACTGATCTCCTGCTTGCTGATGCTGCCATCCTTGTTGAGCTTGGGCAGCGTGGGCGCGACCGACTTGATGTAGCTGTACTCGATGCCAGCCGCCTCGATGCCCATGGCTTCCTTGGCGCCATGGATGTAGATCGTGAGTTGCGGGTCCATGGTGTGGAACGCGCCCTCGTTGGGGATCTCGCCCCACACCTTGTGGTCGCGTATCCAGATCAGGCCGTCCTCATCCTCGTACACCAGGTCGAGCACGCCGACGAGGATGTACTCCAGCCCGTCCTCATCCACGACCCTCAGCTCGAAGCGCACCTCGACGCCGAGCACCTTGATCTTCTCGTTGCGGTAGTACCACAGGTACGACGCCATGATCCGCTCTACCTGCTTGGGCAGCGGCTCCAGGTCATCGTCACTCTTCTTCTTGCTGGTGCCCCGATCGAGCTGGCGCTGCTCCTCGTCGAAGAGCTTGTTGTACTGCTTGACGTACGACGCGTGGGCCGTCTTCCAGTCCTTACCCTCGTAGTGCGCCTGCAGGCAGGAGTGCACCCAGCTACCGAGGTGCAGTGGCCTCTCCAGCCGCTTGGGCACCAGCCGCTGCGTATAGCGGTAGCCGTAGCGCTGCTGACACTGCCGCCACAGGCTGATCTGGGAGTGGCTGACTTTAGGCAGGGTCATTCCCCACCCCAATGCTTGACGAGGTATGACGCAGCCTCAGCCAGCAAAGTAGGATCGTCCTTGAACCAGCCAAGGCCACTATTGCAGTGTTGGCACAGAACACCTCTCACCAAACCAGTTGAGTGGTCATGGTCTACATAGCCCGTCGTCGCAGTCAAAGGGCTAGAACAGATTGCACAAACACCGTGCTGGCGTTCAAGTAAAGCAGCAACCTGCGCCTCATCGACACCATACTTCCGTATCCGGTGGCTAATCCTGGCGCACGTGGGGCAGAACCCGTAACCATCGCGCCTAAGAGTTTTGAGATGGCCGTACTTACAAGTGGTTGTGCGTGGACGCGAGTAGTAGCACTGACGAGATGAGTAACGACGCCAACGCTGACCCCTATGCCTAGACCGACTAACTGATCGCCCACAACCACACGCGCACACCGGAGACACGCTACTTACCTCCCCACCAGCGAGTCAGAGTAACGTCCGCGATAATGGGCACAGGAGGGTCGAAGCCGAACATCTCCTCGATCGGTAGGCTCTCCATGACGCTTTTGATGTGCTCGGAGGATTGCTCAGCCGTGTCCTCGGGGGACTCGAACAGGATGCTGTCGTGGACCTGGCCGATCATCTCGGTACCTTGGCGGGATAGGAACTCGTCGTGTTCCAGCGCCACCATGGCCATCAGCGTCAGGTCGCTGGCGAAGCCCTGCACTGGTGAGTTGATCGCCTGGCGCTCCGCCATCTCACGCATCTCCTTGTCGCCTGAGCGCACGGCTGGTAGCCGACGACGCCTGCCGATGGGTGAGTCCACGTAGCCCAGCACCTGTACCTGGCGGCGCTGGCTGGCGTGCCAGTTCACGAGTTGCGGGAAGCGCAGGAAGAACGAGGCGCGATAGTGCTGGGCCTCCTCATCACTGACGTTGATGCCGAAGGTCTTGCGGGCGTAGGGGATGAACCCGCGCCAGCCCATGCCGTAGATGAAACCGAAGCTCACAGGCTTGGCCCTGCTGCGCTCCTCCTTCGTTACGTACTGCGCAGGCTTGCCGGTGATCGAGCTGGCCATCTCCATGTGCAGGTCGAGACCATCCTGATAGACCTTCATCATCGCCGGGTCGTGGCTGACCATGGCAGCGATGCGCAGCTCGATCTGGCTGAAGTCCGCCTCGATCAGCATGTAGCCCGGTGGCGCCGTGATGATGCCGCGGATGAAGTGGTCGCGTGGCACCTGCTGGAGATTGCTCGACAGCCTGCCGGTGACGGTGCCGGTCACGTTGTAGTTCGGATAGATGCGCCGCTCTCGCGTGACCAGTATCTGGTCCTTCCAGTTGCGGGTGTACGTGCCCTCCTGCTTGACCAGTCCCCTGTGCTCCAACAGCAGGGGCACCATGGGATGCTTATCCCACAGGTCGAGCAGCACCTCCTCGTCAACAGCCGCGTCCTTCCAAGCCACCTCGCCCTTGGCTTTGGGCGTCTCCTTGACGATGGGCAGGCCGAGCGTCTCGAACATGAACTGCAGCAGGAAGTGCGAGCGGTTCCAGTTGGCATGGACCTGCTTGTCAGCAGGGACATACGACAGCATCTGCTCTTCGAGCGCGGCCATCTGCTGCTTCAACGCCACGTGTCGGTCGCGCAGGCGTCGGATGGACACCGGAAAGCCGCGCAGTTCCACGTCCACCAGCAGGTTCTGGGCAGGCATCGTGATGTGCTTGTAGATGCGCGCCAACCGCGGCTGCTTGATCAGCTTCTCGCGGAAGATGTGGTAGAGCTGCAGCGTGTAGTCCGCGTCCTTGGCGTTGTAGAGGGCCAGCTTGTCGAGGGGATCATGGCCGTCGTGCTTCAGCCCCTCGGCCCACGGTGTTGCACCCAAGTACTGCACCGCCAGTGGCTTCAGCTTTTTGCTCAGCGTGTTCTCGTTGAGCAGGTGGATCATCAGCAGCGTATCGAAGAACGCCTGCAGCGGGCCTGAGCCACGCACACGCAGGCCCTGCAGGTCGAACTTGACGTTGTGCCCGCCGAGCTTCTTACCCTGCAGAGCCTCGTGCATCCCCTTGTAGAACGAACCGATTGATCGTTCGAGCACCGAGTCTGGCGCCCACTCCGCCTCCCGATGCTCTAGTGGCACCACCCACGCCGTGCCGGGTTCCCATGAGAAGCCGATAGTCTCCACTTTGTAGTCCGGTGCCCACGGCTGCAATCCGGCCCCCTCGCGATCGTCGGTAGGCGCCGTCTCGATGTCGAACGCGATAGGTGTATCGACGCGTCGTAGCTCACGCAGGAACTCGAACCTAAGACCATCGTTATCGACGAGGTTCATCTGCGTCTCGGGCGGGCCGGTGGTATTGCCGTCGAGGAAGCGCTTGGCTACCTGCAGGCCGGTGCGGAACGAGTCGGTGTGTCCAGGATCACGCAGCACGTAGGCGGGGTGCAGGATAGGCAGCACGGTGCGGCCGTCCTTCTCGTAGATGGCGTTGGCCTTGCTGGTGATGCCGCTCGTCTTCAGCACGCCCTGCATGGCGGTGTTGCCCATGACGATGACCAGCTCAGGGGCAACCAGCTTCAACTCCGCGTCGAGGTACGGGCGACACGCCTCCATCTCCTTGCGCGTGGGCTGTCGATCGTCTGGCGGGTAGCACTTCGCCGTGTTGGTGACGAACACTGTTTCACGTGGAATGCCTGCGCGCTCCAGCTCCTCATCGAGTAGCTGACCAGCCTTGCCAACGAACGGGATGCCCTGCTGGTCCTCGTTGTAGCCGGGCGCCTGACCGATGATCATCACCCGCGCATCCGTAGGTCCGTTGCCCATGATGCACACCTCAGTGGCGTTCTCGTGGAGCGGGCACAGCGTGCAGGACTCATTGCGTATCTCGGCAAGGGTCATACGGCTCGGCGCTTGTACCACTCGCCCACTTTCAAGCAGAGCCAGCCGAACCCACAGATAGGTATCCAGAGGGGGGCTAGCAGAATGACCAACGCGCTGCCCAACGCGACACCCATCCCAACCAATCCGTACCACATCAACCGATCGACGATGTTGTCCTCGTCTCCCAACGTACCGATCAGGTCGGGGTCATACTCGGGGATCGTTGGCCTACGATTGGGTTCCGGGGGTGGGGGCTGGTACGTGTCGCCGCCTGTAACCATCAGGTAGTCCCCGAGAACTTGCCGGTACGTGACGGTGACATCTGATCGAGGTCGGCGGGATCAGTATGCACGTAGCCTGCGAGTTTATTAGCAACCTCGAAGTCGAGCGTCTTGACGGTGACCCAAAAGGTCATGTCGTCGTACTTCTGGAGAAGCCAAACACCATCTCTACTCTGCTCGAAGTCGAGAGGCCCATGAACTATTGGGTTAGGCGCAAGCAATCGCGCTAGCCGCCACCGCAGTCGTCTAATCATCAGTCGCGGAACCCCGCGGCGACCTTGCGGATGTCGTCCTCGGCACGCAGTGCTGCCTCGACCTTCTCGAAGAACTCGTCCTTGGACATGCCCGTGGCAGCCAGCATCAGCCCGACCAGCGTGTCGAATTCCATCTGGCGGGCGAGCGGTGGGCCGTACTCGTTGTAGTACGCCTGGCGCCTGTTCTTGATACGTGGTTGTGGAAGTACGAGGTCGTCCATCACTCCTCTTTCTGGGAGATCATCTTCTCGTTCAACCAGTCCCGCAGCAGGCAGGCCGTGTAGTTGTCGAGGACGGTCTTCTTGCCGTTGATGCTTATCTGCAGGCGGTGGTACGGGTGTTCCGTCAGGATGCCTATTGGCTGCAGCTCTAACTTGATCTCCGGGTATCCGTTCTCGCGGTCGATCATCGCCCCTTCGAGGTCCAGATGCTCGGTCGTGTATGAGATACCGGCATCTGCTGTTGGAATGGTCATAGGCATACCTCCTTTCACCTGATCTGAGTGGCGCTCAGAACCTACAGTGTAGCGCTTCAGTCGGTGGCGTCAAGTAGCGATCTGGGGTTGTGGATGATGGCCTCGGCCATCTCGCTGCGCTCGTCCATGACGCGCCGCTGGATGATGTCGATCGTCCTCGTGGCGAGTAACCGGTAGATGCCCAGTGGCCGATGCAGCCGCGGGTTCAGGGTGCGCTCGCATGCTTGGATGTACTCGGCCCAGTTGTATCCCAGCGAGTAGAAGATGGACAGTCGAGCTGCACTGAGATCGATGCCCAGCGAGCCGCTCTGCATCTGGGCGATGAACACGGGCACAGAGGGGGAGGTCTGGAACCGGGCGATGTTCGCCGTCCTGTCCTTGGGCTTCGTCTCGCCGGTTAGCATGGCGTGGTCTAGCTTGCGCGTAGCCAGCGCCTCACTCAGCCGGTGGTAGTCGTGGACGAAACGACAGAACAGCACGACCTTCTCGTCCTGCTCGACGATGTTCTCGATCAACTCCATGCACGCCCGCAGCTTGCTGTCGTCAATGTCTACCTCGACGCCCAGCTCATCCTTGATGAAGCCGCTGGTGATCTGGCTGAGGCGCACCAGCTTGGTGAGCACGTTGGTTGCCAGCGCTGTCTTGGTGCCGCTCAGGTGCTCGAACTCGACGATCAGCTCCTTCGCCATCTCGTCATAGATACGCCTGGCTTTGGGGGATAGCGTGACCTTGATGTCCTGCGGCGGCATGCGCTCGGGCAGGTCGGGGAACGCATCCGCGAGGGTGATGGCGTACGAGTGGGCACGTATGCGCTCGGTCAGCTCGGGCATGTTCCTGTAGTGGCTGACCTCGTACAAATCCGGTGCGTGTCTCGACGGCACCCACGTGGCGTAGTGGTCAGCGAAGCCCTCACACGTCTCGTCGTGCTCGTGGATGCGCCCGGTGCCTGAGTCCTTCTTCCAGCAGCGCCACTTGGTCTGCTCGAATACCTCGCTGTCAGCGAAGCGGAACAGGCCGTAGGCATCTAGCGGCCACTTGGTTATCGGCGTGCCGGTCAGTGCCAGCCGCATCGGTGCTGCCTTGCCCAGCCTGTTCAGTGCCATGCTCTGGCGGCTGGTGTACTGCTTGATCTTGTGCGCCTCGTCGGCCACCACCAGGTCCGGCTTCCAGTGGGCGATGATCTCGTCGAGTGGCACCTTGCGCTCGCCACCTCGTGGACCATGCTCCACGACCGGGCGCCACACCATCTCGTAGTTGACCAGCACCCAGTGGATGCCCTCGCCGGGAAAGCTATCATCCTGACCAGCTTCCACCATCTCGCGCATGAACTCCGCGTTCTTCACCGTGGAGTTACGCAACTGGCTGACCACGTAAGAGACAGGTGAGTGCTTGCCTATCTCGCTCTGCCACACGTCGAGCGCCACTATCGGCGCGACGATCAGCACTCGGCGCAGGCCAAGGTTGTGGTAGGCGATGCCTGCCCAGTCCACGATCACCTTCGTCTTGCCGGTGCGCATGGGCATGAACAGCCCACCCTTGCCACCGAGCTTGGCCAACTTCCCGAGCGCTCGCTTCTGGTGGCTGTACGGCTCCGTCTTGTACGTGTAGCGGAGCGGGCTACTCGTCACCCAGCATCTCCTCTATCTCCCTCGCCTTCCACCACTGCTGGCCGTCAGGCTCGTGCGTGCGCTCAGTCCAGCGCTCCCTCTTGGCGATGAGCCGAATGGCCTCGGGCGTCACGTTGTACTGCTCGGCCAGCTCCGCTGTCGTCCAAGGCACCGTCATGGAGTCCACGCGGCGCCGTATCTCCTTGATCTGATCGTCGGTCAGCTTGCGTGTATGCGGCAGCCTGCCCTGCGTCTGTTCGATCAGCTCCCGCTCGCGCGGTGTCCAGTCTCTAGGCAGGCGCGATACCAAGGACTGCGCGCTCCAATGGGGTGAGATCCCAGACCGCCAGCACTGCGTACAGGTCACCACCGAGAGGCTTCAGCAAGGCCGGATCACCAACTCGCCGGGTAGTGCGTGGCTGGCGCCACGTTGCCTCGAAGAGCGTGGCGTAGTTAGACAGGTCGTGCCCCGGTCGGAGGTGGGCGGGCACAGAGGGCACGTCTGCGATCAGCCCAGTCCAGTCCTGCTCGATCCTTGTGCGCGCCCAGCCGTTCGGTCCACGTACGGTAAACCGCTTCGACGCAGCGCGATTGTTGTCGCGCCAGTTGCCTTCGGGGCCGTAGACAGCCTGTGCGCCTTCCCATGTGATGTGCACCAGCGTCTGGTCGGCGCGTGCAACGGCCAGTCGCGGTTGTCGATCGACG